TTTTGTCATCACTAATTCTTTGCCCTCTTTGCGCACAACACATGACCCGGCAGCGCACAGCGTGGCGTGGGCGTACATATGCTCATGACGCGGCAACCCCTCACCCTTGTCGGCGTGATACACGTTGAGCACAGCCCCGTCATAAGTGAAGGAGTGGGCTGGGTTGAGGGCGACTATCATGAAGCGTTTTACTTGGTTGGCATCAGCGCCTTGAGTTCGTCTGGCGTCTGTGCTGCGTCCATCTGAGTCTGGAGGGCGGCGTATTTGTCACGGATTGCCTGACGAGCGGCTTCTGCACCGTCTACCTGACCGGGAATTTGTTTGGCAATGGCGTTGTCAAACGGCTCAAACTCTTTGGCACGGGCAGCGCGACGGGCATCATGGGCGATAGCCTTCGCCTTTGTCATGTTGATCTGGATCATGCATACTCCCATGCGTTGCGGAAGGTGCGGTCAGACGGAATGTCAGCGACATCCACGATCTGGAAGGGTTTGCCTGCCGGCACGTCCTTGGCCGCGATCTGTTCAATCGTCAGGCCGCACTCGGCAGCAGGCACGATGACGGACACGCCGCCGTCGTCGTTGGGGTAGATGATGCGTTGGTTCATGGTTGCTCCTGATTAACGGAAGATGGCAACAGAGATTAACTCAAAATCTTGTGCACTACCTCCGTTATCTTTTGATGTAACCCTGTAACTTCCAGTTGCATTTGAAAATGAATAAACAACCCTTGCAGCTTGCCCTGACCCGTTTAGTGCGGGGGCGTATCCAATAGTTGGAGAGTAATTTACATCCGGCATCGCCGTCGTGAAATTGACGGTGTAATCCCCAGTGCCGTTGTCCGTGATGCTCGTCACGTTGCCAGACGCACGAATCGCTACAGTGCCGGTGCCGTTAAAGTTGACCCATGCGCGGCAACCGTAAGCTGTGGCAACAGAGCCGTATCCTGAATTCATCAGGAAGTTGCCAGAGGCGTCAAACTCACCGCGCTGTACGCCGCCCGTCGAAAAACCAAGCCTGTCAGCGCCTGGGAAATAAACGCCGGTGTTGGCGTCAGTCCCCCTGATGGCAGGAGTAGATACAGAGCCGTCGATGTCAGACAGGCCGTCGGTGCCAGACAAAATTAATGTCATGATTGCTCCTCAGCAGGCAGTGGCTGGTTGCCTTCGGCAAGCCATGCAAGGTATTTCTGGTAGTCGGTGTTTATCGGATTAAAGAAGAGAATTTGGTGCATGTCAATCAGCCTCATAGTTCAGCGCCGCTTGCTTCAAAAACTCGCGACGCCACAGCACAAGCTCCAAACGCAGCGCCGACCAAAACACTTTGCGCCTCACTGGCATTAACAGCGGCCAGTGTCGCAGAGGATACGTTGGTTGTACTGCCTGCCGCAACTTGAACCATCGTTGGCGTTGTGCGCATAGGAACAAAAAAGTTTCGCGCCACGGTCAAAGTCGAGCCCGCACCACCAGCAGGAAACTGCTGCTCCATCTGGAGGCGCTGATAATACCGCTGACACAGCGCCAACTCTTGCCCGTATGACCTGAAATCAAAGCTCGATGCTGTGCTGCCGCGCTCCAACTGGACTCCGGTGATGTAGAAGGTGGCTCCGTTGGTGCCGACGACAGAGGTTGCGCCGGTGGCTGAAGTAAAGTTAGAGCCTGCCCATGCGCCAGCAGTGCCGCTAAGTGTCGAGCCAGTACCCAAACTAAAAGTTAAATTGATGCCGGTATTTTCATCCGTAAGCCATGTTCCACTCGTGTCACCAGGGATGGTGATTGTTTTATATTCAAATGTGTTGGCTGAATTAATTGTGTATGAAAAAGGGTAAGACCTGTTTGTCGCAGAATTTCTTATTGAGCCACCAAACGCCCCTGTAAGGCTTGATCTAACCCAAAACGACAGAGTAACTGTTTGCGCCCCCGCCGCACCCCAGCCAAGGTCTGCCACATTAAAGCCCTCAATACGTTGAGTAAAAACAAATGTTTCTGCCGCCCCTACTGTATATGCAGAGCTTGATGTGCAAATAACTGAGTTTCTAAATCCTGCCGGTACTGTGGTTGATCTTTGCGCGGTAAACTTTGATGTAACAGTTCCCACAATCAAAAACCTATCAACAGGGAACAAATTGCCCGTCCCCTGAGTCACGCTCGCCCCAGCATTCCTCTGGTCAATAACCATACCACCGTTGATGATGCGGTTGCGAAAATTAATTGCCGCCGTGTTCTGTACCGTGTTGTCGGTAAACGTGATGCCGGTGGTACCATTGATTACAGTTGGCATGGTTGTTCCTTAAAGGTCTTGAGTGCCTTGAGATGCAGGCTGTTCACTTGCAGGTAGCGGCGCAGGTTTCGGTTCATTTGTCACGCACTCAGTGCCGTTCCATGTGAACCCGATTTGTGCTTCGCCCATGCGCTGTACCAACACCCAATCGTTGATGGGGGCATCCCAAAACCACACCAGCGCCATCGTGGTCGATTGCACCAGCATCAGGTATCCGGCAGGCGGTTGCCATGTTTCGGGATTTCCGTCCCACAAGCATACGTTGTCCACCACGTTGGTGGATTGATTCATCATGAGATAGTTTTGGACTGTCATGCTGATCACCATTCAAAAATAACTACGCCCGCGCCGCCTGCTGCGCCTGCATGTAAACCACCACCACTGCGAAAAGCGCCGCCAGCGCCGCCGCCATAAGCTCCACCAGCCGCACCAGCACCGTTTGAAGAAGTCCTGCCAAGTCCACCATTACCAAGAATAGACGGCCCACCCATGCCAGAGCCCGAGTTAGAAGAGCCGCCACCCCCACCGCCACTCATATTAAGTGTGCCGCCAGAAGCTGATCCGCCCGCTGCACCATTGAAATTAGAACTATCAATGACCCCACTACTTCCACTGCCGCCGTTTCCAGTTATTGTTGAAATACTTTGAGTACCAGAGGCAACACTAGAGTTACCGCCTGTGCCACCGCTGCTGGGCGAAGTAGAACCCGCCGTCCCCCCACTACCAACAGTCACAGTCAGCGTATTTCCAGGGGTTAAACCAGTTAAATACGATATTGCCGCACCTCCGCCCCCGCCTCCAGCAGAAGCAGCGGCTGCTGAGCAAGGATTATTTGCTACTCCCCCGCTACCTCCACCCCCACCAACAACGGTGACCTTGAGCGTAGTAACGCCGGTTGGGATGGTGAACGTGCCGTTGGATGTAAAGACTTGGCCCCTGGTGCCGCCAGAAACAAGATCGCTGGTCAAAGCGACGGTCCCGGTTGAATCGGGCAACGTGAGGGTTTGGTTGTTGTTGGAGTTTGGCGATGCAACCGTAAATATGCCGGTGCCGCCCGCATTGCCCGAAAGACGTACTGAACTCATGTTCGCTCCTTAAACCACTACCCAGCTTGAGCCGGTGGTTACAGTTACCGATATACCGCTGTCAATTGTGACGGGGCCAAACGTACCGGCGTTGGTTGCTGCCGGGATGGTGTAGTTTGCGGTCACGTTCTGACCGTTCTCAAAGAATATCTGATCCGTGCCACCACCCGTTGCACCGCCAGAGCCGCCAGCAACTTTGACAAAATCACCAACCCCTGAGTCCCATGCCATCAGGGCTGCCTGACCAGCAGAAACAAATGCGCCCGCCGTGGGGCTGCTCGGGCCGCCGCGCAAATACACCAGGGAATCTGAGTTGTTGATCACCACATACATCTTGCTCTGCTTGGGAGCGTTGATGTAGCGCGTAGCACCCGGTGTCCCGGTGGCAATCAGGATGGCGTTTCTGGCCTCGTTTGGAGCGCCGCCTGCGGTGGTGGTCAGGGTCCAGTCGCCAGCCGTCACACTGGCGGTTGAAAATTGAGCAATCGCATCCTCAACCAGTTGTGTAAGCTGGCTGTTTACGGCGGTTCCCCATGTGTTTACAAGGCTGCCCGTTACGGGCTGGATCAGCCCGAGTAGCGAAGTGTATGCGGATGGCATCAATTACTCCTGTGAATCGTCTGTCTTTTGCCAGCCAGGACCTGCCGAGGTGTTGACATTTTGCCATGTAGAGGCTTGGCTGTCATCAATAACTACCCAACCAGAGTTGCCCGAGGCTTGTATGACCTGCCATGTCCCGTTCTGGCTACCGTCTATGGTCACCCAGTTGGCGGCTTGAGCGTCTGGGATCACTTCCCAGCGGAACCGCGCTGTGATGACATCTAAGGCAAGAGCGCCTTCTGATATTTGGACTGAAAGAGTTAGTTGCATTGCAACCGTGTCTTCAGCCGTCGAGGACTCAAAAATGCTGACCGGGAAATCCGCAGCCGCACTGATTATGTCTGTCCCTGCCGCAGTTTCACTTACGGCTCTTGTAAAAATTTGCCCCGCAAGATTTGTTTCTGCCCCGGTTGCGGACTCCAAAACGCTACCAAAGAAGGTGAAGCTCGACGCTGTAAGGTCGATTCCAGCCGCAGACTCAGCAATCTGGGCAGAGTAAACCGGCACGGACGATACGGCGTCTGACGCCAAAGCGGAGGCCAAGAAACTGACAGCAAAATTTACCGTTGCCACCTGCGCGTCAGAGCCTCTGGCAACCTCACTCACCGATGCACGCATGGTGGCGCTGGCTGCAATTGAGTCTGCGCCCGTCGCTGCCTCAGACACAGACGCCAGGAATGCAAGCCGTGCGGCCACCGCATCCAATCCCGTTGCCGTCTCAGAAACATTGGAGAAGTAAACGATGCGGGAAGAAACTGTATCCGTGCCAGTGGCTGACTCAGAAATCTGCGTGGAGTACGTGGGCAGCGCCGATACGGTGTCTGTGCCGGTTGCGGTCTCAGCAAGAGACGCAAGAAAAGTTGCCGCCGCTGACACGGTGTCTGTGCCCACGGCAGACTCAGAAACCGCCGCAAGAAATGCGGCGCTGGCAGATTGAGAATCTGACCCAGTCGCTGTTTCAGAAACAGACGACGAGAACGTGATCCGTGCTGCCTGTGAATCTGAGCCTGTTGCCGTCTCTGCGACAGAGGTTGGAAATGTGACTCTGGCTGCTTGTGCGTCGGATGCCGTGGCTGACTCAATGACCGCAGCGGCAAATACGTTCCCCGCCAGCGCGGAAATCGCTGTTGTTGAGAACGCATGAAAGCCAAACATCAGACGACCGTCCAGTTTGAACCAGAGGGCACCGTCACCGTCACACCACTTGCAATCGTGACCGGACCGCCGCTGATGGCATTGTGTCCATCATTGACCGTTGAGGACTGCGTTATGACGGCTTCGTTCTCGATGTACCCCATGCCGCCGATGACAGCCCTTCCTGCGGGGTAGTCGCAAAACACATCCTTGGTGCCCGCCGAAAAACTAACCTTTGCCCCAGAGGCGCTGGAGGCAAGCACCGTGTCCCGAGACAGCGTTGTGCCCGAGGCTGTGTATGTGCCTATCCCCACCTCCCACTCAGAGGTGCCCTGGCCCGCAATGGTGTAGTACGTGGTGTTGGCGTTGCCGATGGCAGCAAAGGTCTGAAAACCCGTAACTGCCCCCGCCAGCGTCACCGATACGGTGCCGGTCGTTGTTGTGGTCTCACGGACTCGGTCCGCAAGGACGAAGGGCATGTCAAGCCCCCGTCAGTTGGTCTTCATCAAACCAGCGTTGTTGAGTCGCACCGTTTGCGTCCGTCCACTCAACGAGATACTGGATCACGCCGTTGTCGTCTATACGCAGTGCCAACACTGGACCTTGCGGCACGATGCTGGTGAGCTTTACAACATCGCCCTTCTTGAATGCGGTGGCCATGTGCTCTCCTTATGCGGCATCGAGGCTGAAAGTGTATGTGACGGTCAGCGTATCGCCGTTGACCACCGAGCGATCCCCAGGCGACTGGAAATCAGAGGCCGAGAACAAGATGCCGGTGGTGCCACCCTTGGTGTTGTTGCTGGTCAAGAACGCGCCACCAACGGTTGTGGTGCCGTTGATGCTGAAAGTGGCAGGAGAAGCTGAGTTGGTGATCACCGACGGGTCTGCCGTGGTGGCGGTGCCGAACGTCACAGCAGGACGAGTGGCTTGGCTGTAAGCCGTCACTTCAGTCCAACCAATGTGGGACGCCATCGTGTCACCGGCAGCGGGATTGTTTGTGGAGCCAGAGCCGTACAGGCCAATGTACCAAACGGCTGTGTAACCAGAGCCAGCAAAGTACTTGGTGTTCATGTCTTGCAGGCCCTCGTTGACCACAAGGTTGTGGTTTTCCTCGGCCCACTTCAAATTCCCATCCTTGTCAAAGCACTGAACGGTGAACACGCCACCTGCTTTAAGTTTTTCGTTGAACATGGTTGCTCCTTAAACGAGGCGGATTAACGCAGATGTGCTGGTGTTGGCGGGCATCTGCACGGTAAAGGTTGTAGCTGATGTTTTGTCAGACCCAAAGTCCAACACGCACACAGCGCCGTTTGCTCCAGATTTGTAGATCAAGGCACCACGGGCCGTGATTGCTCCTGTCCACGCTGGAGATGAGAAGTTGATGTACGTGATGCTGCCGCTTGCGGTGTCTTGGCTTGAGACTGTGGCCGTGACAATCTCTCCACCAGCCACGTAATTGCCGCCAGAGGCTTCGCCGGTCGAGGTGTACTCGGTGGTGGTCTGATCCAGCGTGGCTGAGTTGGTGTACAGCGCCAGATAGAACGTGTCCGAGGCGAAGTTGATCGTGCCGTTGGCAAGACCAGACCGCAGCGTGTTGCAAGAATAATTGCCAGTGAATGCCAATTACATCACCCCGTTATTCTGCGGCAGGGGCGGCGCACGGAACTGCCCGCTGCGGTATGCGTCACTGCGCTCCAGGCCATCACCCAGACGTTTAGCCAGAGCAAGGGCTTCTTTGTACTTGCCGTCGTACAAGGCCATCATGTCGGCCTCACCCTTCATGTAGGTATAAGCCTCAACCAGAGTGCCGTAAAGCAATACGCTGTCAAAGTTGTCGCCCAGCCAAGAAGTGCCATCAGCGTTGAGCACGGACTGCACAGGGGCAGAGAAGCCCGATCCGGTACCACCAATAGACGCCGCAGCCGCAGACATGGTGTCACCCACCACATACTTGCTGCCGTACTCAGAAATATTGACCGAGAACACAGAGCCACCGGCAATCACAACCGTGGCTTTTGCGCCCTCACCCGTACCGCCCGTCAGCGGCACATCGTAGTACGTACCATTGACGTATCCAGTTCCACCCGTGACGGTGCCAAGCGAATAAAGCTGGCCACGGATGATGGACACCGGGTAGTAGTAATAGTGCAACTCAACCGAGTACGCGCCGTCTGGTGTCGGCCCAAGGATAAAGCTCAACTCGTTGGTAATCTGTGGGCTTGCCCCCGATGTCGTGGTCGGGCCAAACAGCGCGTAGTACTTGGGGATGGCGGTATCGTTGGGGCTTGGGTACGCCTGACGGATGAAGTTCACATCTTTGTTCAACAAGTACTCGTACGACCCGGTGGCATCAATGACAGCCATTGAATAGGCCGCAAGAAAGTCGGTCGGGCACGACAGGTACTTGTTGTTGATCGAAGTGAAGCCTGTCACGTTCTTCCGCAACGACGGAAACTGGACCGTGTTGTAGATGCGCTGCTCGGCCTGACGGATGAACGTGTTCATGTCCACGTTTGGGACATTGTTCTCCGTGTAGTTCGTTACAGCAGTGACAAGTTCGTCGTACGTCATATTAAGCCATCGGGCCCCGAGACACTTTACCTTTGGTTGCCGCACCGCCGCCACGCATCATCGTGCCGCTGGTTTTGGTCGGCTCATAGTCTTGGCTGCGGGTGTTAGCCACAGACACATTGGCCTTGCGCATGGTCTCTTTGGCAGGCTCTTCACCCACCACGACAGACGGATAGACCTTGGGCTGGATGTACTTCCCAATCGGGTCTTTGGTTTCCGCCGGGAAATACTTGAAGTCGTCGGTGTTCATATCAGCCTCCCTTGCGGCCAGGGCTACGCTGGTTCATGACCTTGGCCATGTTACGCCCGTACTTGAGCATGTCGGCGTTGGTTTTACCACCAGCCTTCAGCTTGGTCAGGGGTTTGCCAGGGTGCATGGCTTTCTCGTGTTTATGCACAGCCTTCTTTGCGTCCATCATGATCGACTCCTTATGTCGTTGCAACCGTAATTGTGCCCAAATTCACTGTCAGAACCAAGTTATTTGGCGTTTCAGTGGCGGTAAAAAACGAAGAACCTCCAACGGGGTTCCAGCCCCACTGGAATATGCGACTACCAGCCTCTACCGATCCAGTGCCCAGCGGCCCAGAACCTGTCTGAATCTGCAATCCACTGGTACCAGAGAGCCTGTAGCTGCGGTCAGGGCGAGGATTCCTCAAACCCTGCGGGTCATCCACCGGGTACATACCCAACTGCAACTGCGGCTGATCTGGGTCCCAGCACTCCGGACATACCAACAACTCATAGTTCTTGGTCTTGATGACCTCGCGCTTGAGCATTTTGAGCTTGAAACGCTGATCACAGCGATCACACTGGGCAATCGCATACTTACCGCTGGCAAACCTATTGCCCATCAGTAAGTGCTCCCGATGAATTGCTGGCGCGGCACAAACCGGATTGCGGCCTTCTCACGGTCCTCATCAGCGGCCAACTGCCACGCCTCGTCGTATTGAGCCTTCAGGACGGGCAAACGCTCCATCCCCCCGGGAATCTTCCCGGCGATGTAATAGGACAGACCCGCCGCCATGCAGGGGATGAACCTGAACGGCACATCCATGATGTTCACACCGCCACCGGCATCCTGCGTACGGCGCAGCCGCCAGTACACAAACTGGTACTGCTGGGCGTTGTCCGGTGTTGGCCAGACCGTGATAGCCGGAAGCTGCTGCCAGTAGACCGTTGACCCGTTGTTGTGAGATGCCGCCGTGGTATTGGCCTGACCCCTAAAGCAGTTGTATAGGGTATTCCCTAAGATGTACCCATAGTTGATGATCTCAGAGTCAATCTTGATAAACCCGGTGGCAGGCAGGCCAACCACAGAGTTGAGGGTGATCTCAGTGACGGTGGCGTTGATTCCACCCACTTGGCTGATGGACAAGCCGGTCGGGCTCTGCTGGCCGTTGTACCGCTGAACCCAGACTTGGATCGGGCGGGCCTGCTGGAGCTTGTTTGGCAGAGTGGCGTAGGTTGAGACACTGATCCGGGTGATGGTCAGGTCTGCCTGAGTCGCAGCCACGTTGGCCCCGGTGCGGATCACATGCTCCAGAAGATCAATTGTGTCGGTCGGCAGAGCGTAGGTGTTCTGGCCCTGCACAAGGTCAATCGTGCCCTGCTCGATGGTCCAGAGATTGATGCCCCGGTTGGCCCAGTCGGCAAACATGATGTTGAGCGAACGACGGGCGGTCTTGAGATCGTAGCCCGTGCGCAACTCTGAACCGGCACGCTCAAACGCTTCCTCGACCAGTTCAGTCAGGTCGAGGTTAAAACTGCTTGCGCCTGATGTGGTGGCCATTACCTATACCTCGCCGTCTTCGCCGCCACCTTGGGTGGTTGCTTTACAAATTGTTTTCCAACCTTTTTGCCTGCCCGCTTGGCACGGGTTGTGGCAGCATACTCAGCGGGAGTCAACGCCTTGATGGCTTTCTCAGGCAGATATCGCTCACCCGTCTTGGAAGACGGTTTGCCGGACTTGGTGCGCCACTTCTGAGCACCCCAGTCCTTGAGCGATTGCTGCGGGTCTTTCACTTGTACCCACCCCCACGGGCCTTGTACTGTTTGGCCAGAAGCTGTGCCTTACGGGCTGACCATTGGCCTGCGCCTGTACCCTGCACCGCACGGGACTTGATTGACTCAAACAGCGACTTGCGCATACCCGGCTTGGTGTAGACGCCAGCCTGATTGACCTTGGATTTGGTCTGGCCACCAGCCGCGTACTGATCAAAGTCAGTATCGTCCCTACGGGCCTTGCGTTTCGGCCCGGGCATCTTGCTGGGGTTGATGGCCCCCATGCCACGGCTGGCCATCATGGTTACACCAGCTTGCCGCGAGTTTTGCCACGCTGCGCGCAACCATCAGCAGCGCGTACATAACCGCCATTGGCATAACCAGAAGATGATTTGTCCATCGACTTTGGCATCTCTGTAGATGTCAAAGACTGGTTATAGGCATCCTCCAGTTTGGGTGCCATTTTTTCATCTTCCATTTCTTGAATCATCCGCATCTGCGCACCAGTAGGAGGAATCTTCCTGCCACGGCCAGCACCAGCCGTGCTGTTCATTTTCATGCCCAGCTTTTTTTCAACTTCTTCTGTGATGTTTGGATTCATGATTGCACCTCAATAAATTTTGCACTTTGTTTTGCCTTTGGAGGCAATGCCGTCGCCGCGTTTAGAAGCGGAGGACACTCCACCAGAAGCCATCTTCTTTGGCTTGGCCTTGACCGCGCCGCCTTCTTTACGTCGAGTGGTGTTAAAACCCCGGCCACGTTTTGCCAACTCTTCTTGTTGACGGCGGTATGCTTCTAGCTCTCGTGCAGTAGGACCACCTTGAGCACCGCGACCGCCTTTTACAGTGCTTGGTCGAACCCCGGTTCTATAATAAGTTAAAGCACTTGCATCGGTTTGGGTTCCGTACGGGACACCACTTTCTGCCAAAGCGTTAGCTTTTCTTACCATGCGTCTATACTCTTGATCGCGCTCCATTTCTTCTGCTGTTGCGCCGCCTATACCGCTACTGCGGCCAGCACCAGCCGGGTTATCAAGCTTAACGCCAGTTATGCGAGAAATCTCACCACTGATATTGGGGCCGATATCTTGCCCGGGGTTAAAAACACTTTCCTCATCATAGCTAGACCTTCGCCGGGGGGCGGCGGCAGGAGCGCGATTTTCGAACATCGCGTCTGCGGCGGCATTAGCGCTACGCTGAGAATCGTCAGCGAAAACACCGCGACGGGGGCGATAAGTAACAGCGGGGGCGGAGGCGACAGCGGCGGGGGGACGAAACGTAGAACCACCGGGTTCCCGGTCATCATCAAAAGTCACCCTTGCGGCAGCATCCGCATACAAATCCGCTGGACTCATATCTCCGCGAACGGACGGCGGGCGGTCTTCTACGGGCGGACGGTCAGTCCCGCGATACTCCACAGGAGCAAGCTCTTCTCCGGCCCTTTTGTACAGGCCCTTACCCGCCATAAACCCCAACGCGCCCAGCGCAGCAAGGCCAGCTAAATTACGAGAACGTCGAGACATGATAATCTCCTATTAGCAGGCGTAGCCGCCCTTTTTCATGCCCAGCGGCTTGGATGCACCCATCTTGACCTGCATGCCTTTGGTCTTGCCCTTCGTCGCAACACCATCTTTACTGGGAGCGGCGGTACGGACGGTGCCCATTTTGGCGGTAGTGATGCCACCATTGGCCATCTTCTTCATACCGGCCTCTTTCATCTCATGCTTGATCATGGACTTGGGAGCGCCCTTCTTCTTCATAAAGGACACTTCTTTCTTCATCATCTCTTTCGATTCTTTCATGTCGCCACCTCTTGCAAAAAGTTCTTGCTTGCCTTGATTGGTTTTAGGTCGGTTGATCGCCTGCGTACTCGCCCGGCTACCAGACCCAAACCGCTTACCCTTGTCTGCCTTCATGAACTCTTTGCCGACAGACTGTGGGACCCCTACGCGCTTGGCAGCGGCGGGGTCGTTAGCCACCATCGCCATCAAGTTGTGCTGTTTCTTGCTAACCGAGGGCACTGCGCTGCTCCTTCATGAAGTCATCAATCTTCTTCTCAAGCCGGTCAAGCCGATCCAAGACGCGATTGATGTCCGTATGCACCTCCTGCTTGGTGACATACTCCTTCGCAATCTCTTCCCGGGTACGGTTGAGAAGAATCTGAATGCGCTTCATCTCGTCCGTGGACATCTTCACCCAGAACAAAATTAGGGCGGAGACGAGGGAGAGCGCAGCGTTCCACAGCGTTACATCCATTTCAGCAGTTCCACGCCCTCAGGCTTTTGTTGATACGGCTGTTTGGGTCCTTCTTGGCCTTCTCGCCGGTCATTTTGGCCTTCATCCCAGACATCCTGGCACAGAAGGAGTCGCGGCGCGCTCCGCCTTGTGGCTGCGGGGGTTTGAGCCCCGGTTTGCCCGGATTGGCTTTGTTGTAGGAGGCTCGCCCCTTGGCGTTGAGTCCGCCTTTGGGGTTCTTGCCTTCCTTGCGAGTCCACGCCGGGGTCTTAGCCATAGAAGATCGTGACTGCGGCAGCATCACCTGTGTCGCAGAACACCCCGTTATCAGCCCGAATGCCTTCGCCAGGGATCACAACAGTGTGTGCTCCCGCCGCCGTAACACCCAAACGCAACAACACGTTACCAGACGCAGCCGAGGCGTTGTCATAGAAAACAACCGGGTTGGTTCCGCCGGTAGTTACAGAGATGTACGCACCTTTGATGCGTACGGGGTACGGAACCATCGCCGCGTCAGACGCCGTATAGGCGGCTTTTACGTCATATTGCATGGCCATGTCGGCCTCCTATTAAGCCGTACGGCTGAAGGTGTAGGCGGTGGCGCTGGAGAACATCAGGGTGAAACGGGCCAAGCCAGTCGCACCAGCAGCAATGGTCAGGTCACCAAAGTTGGCGGTACTGCCATCCACGCCAGCACTGGACAGGACTGCGTTGGTATTTGCGGCCACAGTCACAACGCTTGCACCTGCGGTGTTGTCAACAAACAGGTCCAGCACCGTGCCACGAGATGCGCCCAAGAAGGTACCCAGATCAGTGCCGGTGGGCAGCGTAATCGTGACGGTGCCAGCCGAAGTAGAGGTGATGTAGCCATCAGCAACCTGTGCCGCAGTAGCGGTGCCGGTCGTGTTGATAGCGTTGAGGGAAGTGGGTTGGTGGCCTTGAATGAAGCCGTTTTGCGAAACGACCGGGCCATTGAACGTAGTACGTGCCATGATTCCTCACATGCGAGTTAATTGAGGGCGCTCTGTCTGCATGTCGTCAGCCGGGACTGTCAGAAACGCCGGAAACCCCGGGATGTAGCCAATATACAGGAAAAAGAAAAGGGGCACAAGGCCCCTTTTCTAGGTTTTCATCAGGTCGAACCTGACGAGCCCCACATACCCAGCGGGTCAGACCAGCCGAACGAATAACGCTCGCGGGCCTTGTAGCGGACGTTGCCGGTGTCAAAGTCACCGTCCATCGAGTTCTGCAACGGAGTACGCACAAAGTGCTTCATGCCGTTGGGAACGTCGGTGGTCAGGAACCAAGCGTTCGGGTCAGTCAAGAAGTGGTTGACCGTGTAACCCTCAGGGATTGCGCCCATCTGCTTGATAGCGTTGATATCGTTATCAGCAGTTGCAACCCGCAGTTCGGTGTCAAGCAGGCGCTTGGCGGTGAACATCAGGGCCGGGGGAACAATCATCTTCTTGGGTTTGGCAGCGATCAGCAGGCCACGCTCGTCGGTCCAAGCGGCGATCTGAATAACGGCGGCTTCCAGGGAAGTCTCGTTCAGGTCAACTTGGGTGCCGGGAGTGTTGCTGTTCACACCACCGGAAACCAGCGGGTGATTTGCATTGAACAGGGAAACGCCATCACCACCGGGGTAGGTGTTGGAGAAGCCGTTGTTCAGCACAGCAGCAGCCTTTACTTGCTTGGTGTACGCCATAGCGCGGGCCAGAGCCTTGGTGTAACGAGCAGACAGGCTGTCGTACAGGTTGTCTTCAATCGCCTCTTCGGTAATCGAGAAACCCAGGGCAATGGTTTCGTGCGTATAGCGGGTGCTCCAAGCCTCTTGCGCGTTGTCGTAGGCAATCGCACTGCCCTCGTTCTTCACCGGAGCGGCGGAGAAGCCAGACAGCTTGGTTTCCTCTTCAAACGAACGCTCGGAAGTCTCGGTTTCGTAGATTTCCTTGTGCTCTTCGCCGTAGCGAGCGTACTCCATACCGAACAGGGCGTTCAGACCGGGGAGCAGCTCTTTCAGCAGTTGTGCGCGTGAAATAGCCATGATTAATTACTCCTTCGATTAGACGCCAACGGGGTTGAGGTACTGATGACCGCCGGTGACAACGCTGGCCGTGGTCGTGGTGATGCCGCCACTGGAGGTGGAGGTAGACACAACGTACGGAGCATTGAACTTGCAGATCACTTCAACGAAGTTGCCAGACGAGTTTGCGGTGTCGGGCACAACGTCGATGATGCGAATGGGCAACGATGCGGTGCCAGTGCTGCCGGTGGTGTAGACACCAATCCGGCTGTCGCCGGTCGAAGTCAAGCCAGCGTTTTGCACTAGTTCAGCGTTCGTGCCAATCACACTACGGCTCAGGTAGGTCGGCGTCAAGCCGTTGCCACCTTCGGTTTGACCAGCAACCAGAACGGCCTTGAACAGGACATCCGGGTCATCCTGCACGTATGCAGTGATGTAAGTGCCGGTGGGCGCAGCGTACCCGGTGGGGTAGTACTGAGCGAAGATGGTCTGACCTTGCGCGTTAACGTAAGAGCAGCCCTGAAAGATACCAACAGGCGTAGCGGTTGCTTCGCCAAGGTCTTTCTCGATGTAGCCCGTCGAAACAATCTTCACCACATCTCCATAAAAGATGTTACCAGCGAACCCAGCGGGGTCGATCTGATACTGGCGAGTTTGTCCGGCGAACACCTGACCACCGATCAAATTGATCGGCTTCAAGCCATACGGCTTGTCAACGGTGGGATAAGCCATTTAAGACTCCTAAATTTAAGAACCAGAACCGAAAGTGACCTTGGAGCTTCGTTCAGTGAATTTCTGCATCCGAGGATCATTTTCACGAAGGAAACTGTTGTCCACCGAATCAATCTGAGCCTTGTTTTGGCGCTCGTAGTGTTGCATACGCTGCTCCAAAAACTCAGTCGGAATACGACAGAGCAACAGACCACCAACCTCGATACCGCCTTTGAAGCGGCCCTCAGTAGCGGCGTGCATCATGAGTTCAGGATATTCCTCTGCTTTGCAGGGTTCGTATCCCTCTCGTAACTTGCTAGAGATGTTGCTGGGATCAGCAGTGCCTTGAATGCTCACGCGAACGTAGCGATGCTTCCAACCCGGACGATCATCCGGTTGAGGAAGAATTTCCGGGGCACGCCACATCTGGGGACGGGCATTAACCGCACGGGACTCCATTGCGCGGGGCGCACGATTTTGACGACCTTGGGCCGCCATTTGCTCTTGCTGTTCCATTATTCACCTCTGTTAAGTAAAGCAGCCTGTTTAGCATATTGTTCCAAAGGAACCCCAAGACGACGAGCTATGTTCGCTTCGGATGACTTCAGTCGAATACGACTAGGCGACGAACTGCGAGAGGCCGGAGCCACCACAGTCGCGGGTTTTGAAGCACGGCGCGGAGGCTCTTCTTCCTCCTCAACCGGGGCTGACCTCTTTCGCGGAGGCGGGTCATTGTCCTCTTGGCTCTGAGTCTCAAAGTACTCAGGAAATCTTTTTCGCATAGTACGGTCAATAGTCTTAAAGTACTCTTCCGTACCGACATAGTCCGCACCATACTCCCGCTGCAACTTCTTGTCAAGACCCATTGCAGCCATCGTCATTTCATCGTCCGGGCCAAACCAATCGCTGTTAGCGTCAACCCAACGCTTGGTACGGGGGCTGATCTTGGGGGCGGCGGGTTCCGCTTTCGCAGGTTTAAATTCTTCCTTCTCCTCAAGCTCAATTGGTTTGAGCGTCTCGGCCTTGTCCAGTTTTACGGTAGCCTTAGCAATCGCCTCCTGAGCCGTAATGATTGCGTCAGCATCGCCTGCGTCATACGCCTTACGATACTTCTCCTTGGCCGTCTCAAGTTCCGCCTGCGCGGCCCCTTTTGAGGTCTCAATATACGCCTTGCTGCCGGTAGAAAGCTGCTCTTTCAGGCGTTTGTTCTCTTCATACACCTGCTTGGCAAAATGCTCCGCAGCCTCGCGCTCGCGTAGAGCTTCCTCTTTGGCCCGACGCTCATCGTGATATCCACGGGTGAACTTCTTGATTCGGGACTGGACTTTCTCGTCGTAGGACGCCAATTCGTCGTCCGTGGGGTCCTCAACCGGCTCGCGCATGGGTTTACGCCCGCGATCCGCCGGAGGGGTGTCGTCTTCGATTTCAACTTTTACGTCGGAATCATCAGCCTTTTCGGCTTTAAATTTGGTCTTTTGTTCCGCCTCATCGGGGAACTCAAACTCTTCAAATTGCTGCGTTGCCATTTGTCACTCCTTATGCAGCGCGGGTAATCCCACGCGGGTCTTCCACAACGGCCTCAACCGATTCATCATTGATGATGCGGAACTCTCGGCCATGAATCTTCAAGCGGGTGCCTGAATTGGGTCGGACGATGACAAAGTCACCTTGTTTGCACGACGGTCCACTAGGGAACCGGGTCTTGTCCTGATAGCAGTCAGGGCCGAGCTTGACCACGAACAACACGGGGGTCAGAACCTCCTCGTAGTGCATGGTTTGTGCGGACTTAAGAATTTCGCTGTCTTCATATTCCGCCATCGCCTCAGGAACGACACACAGCATGTGATACGTCTTTGGGTCAGGAAGCTGTTTGGCTTTCTCTTCTGCGCTCTTGTTCAAAATGCCGGAGAGGTCTACGGCAGCCACATCAAATTCACTCATTCGTCATCCTTTGCACGAGGTCCTCAATCACATGATCTGCGTAGTTAAGACCCCGGATCACTCCACAGACTTTTTTGTACTCGTCGTACGTGTCGGCACGGCTTGCAGCAAGAAAGGCAACTTGCTCCTGCCGGTACTTTTCAATCTCTTTCTGCACGAGTGCGAGCACTCGGATTTCATCCTGCATTACGATTTACTCCTCTCGGGTTGACGTTGTGGGCGACTCATTTGCGCTCTGTCTTTGGCAATCTGGACACCGAGCTTGGCACCTTCGAGCTCAAGATTCTTATTGAGCTTGTCTTTTGCGGCGGCTGCGTTGGCAGCAACCTGCATAGCGGCAATTTCTTTCTGCGCCGCAATCCGCGCCATCTCAACCTCAAGCTGATCGGCCTTGGCTGCGGCATCGGTGGCCTGCTTCTGCGCTTTAAGTTCAAGGTCCTTCATCTTCAACTGCAACTCTTGCATCTGCATCTGGACCACCGGGTCCTGCATCTGCTGCTGGGCTGCGGCCTGCTGGGCCTCCTGCTGATCACGCTGGAGCAACTGCTGCGACGCTTGGGCTGCTTTGATGGCAATCTGATCGGCCATCTCCGGGGGCACCTGCTTATTGGCCTCCTCACCGGGCAGCACCATACCCATCGCCTCTTCAATCTGACGGCGATACTCCATCGCAACATGCTCATTGATGTGGGCCATCGCAGCCGCAAAAATCTGCTGCGCCATCGGATTACCCTGGATGACCTGCTGAATCTTCGGGTTCTGGATCGCAGCCATGTGGACCTGAATGTGGGCCTGATGGTTCTGCTCAATGAACGCTTTGACCGGCTTGTTGGTCAGCAGGTTCTGGTTCTCCGTGATGGGGTCCATCGGCACCATGTCGTCCTCGATGGGCACGAGCTTGGCTGCGTTCTTGATACCGAGCACCTCGATCATCTGGCGGTGGAGCAGCGGCATGTTGTAAAGCTGCGGCGAACCCTGCGCAAGCTGGAAGACCGCCTGATACTGCACGATCTTCTGGGCCATCGTGGCAGCGTTGGGATCGCTCACCGGGATGACATCAACCATGTCGTAGTCGGACTTCTTGGCCTTGCGGGAGCCATCGACCGGCTCGTAGTCATACTCCTCGGGCGTATAGTCTGCAATGATGACTTTGAGGAGCTTGAACTCCTGCTTCATCGAGAAGTGCATCCGCGCCTGAACCGCGCCCATCACCTTCAACTGCCGCTCCAGCAGGGCCAGAGTCGTACCCACCGGGGCGTTGGCCGACATGTCACTGACGCTCATGTCGCCAGCGGAAGCAAACTGACGGCCCTCCGTCACGATCTGATTGAACAGCGTGTAGAGAACCTGAGACGGCTCTTTGTACGGCAGCGGCAGGATGTTGTCGCGGATGGAGCCCGAGGGCACATCTACGTCTCGGAACTCTCCTGGCGCGATGGGAGTGTCATCACCTTTAACGCGAAGCCCCCGTGACTTAAGTCCTCCGGGGAGATTCGAGAGAGTGCCCGCATCAACCAGTTGACGGATGAGCATGGTAGCGGACTTAGCGTAACCTCCAATGAGATGGATAAGCCCGTAGCCGTAGAACCCGAAGCCGGGGATGTATTGGTAGTGGACGAAGTGCTGACGTTTGAGGTGGAGTTGGTCGTCTTCATACCAATTACGGCGAATAGCCAGAATCTTGCTGGTGCCCTTCTCAATAGTGATCACGTACGGCAACGCGATCCCAGTGGGCTCACCCTTCTTATTCTTGTGCTCAAACCCAGGCAAGTCAAGATCAACGTGCATCTCAAGGATGCGGAACCGATCATCCTGTATCGCAGACATGCCGGTCTCTTCGGCCTTCTGCTTCTCAATGTCATCAAGCTGGTGAGACGGCTCACCCAGGTCTACATCAACGTAGAACCCGGCCTCCATCAACTTAATGATCTCGTTCTTGGTCTTGCGCATCACATGCGTAACGCGCTCAGCCTTCTCAATACTGGACGCACCGTACGGCACCACGATGTCTTCTGCGGGGATGAACATCGCCACCTGCCGCCCAAGGCTCGGGTCGTAGTACACCTTCTTGAACGCGCTGCCCGCAATCGGCAGGTTCCACAGCAGCTTCTCGTGCTCCGGGCGGTACTCGACCATCACTTCGGTAAGCTGGTAGTTCATGTCGTCGCGCACCCGCGCTGCCGCCTCCTCGACCTCAGGAGTGTCCTTACCAATAATCGTAGTCTTGACAGGGCCTGCGGCGGGGAACGTCTCCGTGATCCCCTCACTCTGGAACCGCACCACGCTCTCAGTCAGCATGGGGTGGAACACACCACACGCCCCGTTCCACGGCTCGGTACGCTCTTCGTACTTCAGACCCAGTAGCTTGAGCCCCTCAACAAAGGTCTGCATCCAGTCCTTGCGATCTTGGATGTCCTTATCGAAGTCCTCTACAAGCTCCGAACCCAGCGAGTCCAACTCACCAGAGTCCATGTAATCTGCGAGGTTGGCGTCAAAGTCCTCCGCCGTCTCCTTGCGTGGTGTGAGTTCAATCTCAATGTCACCCATGCCAATGCGCACCTCCTCGGGGTCCTCGATCTCAATCTCGATGGGAGGGCCAACCTCCTCCATCATCCCCAGAGGCGCTGCATACAAACCTTTGTCAATCGCCATGATGGCTCCTTACACTGTGTAGAACCGCTCTCGGCGGTGACTCTTGAACCAATGAATCTCTTCGGGCTCGTCTGTGGGTAGACGCAACAACCCGCCCTGCCTGAACCGCATCAACGCCAGCGTGGTGGCGTCTACCAAGTCATCATGCTCCCCGTTGGGAAACTCTGCAATTTCATCGACCAACTCCTCGGCCCAACGCGTGCGAGGAACCCACACCTTACCAGACGCAATTATGTCGGAGACCGCATTCAAGCGGGCAATTTTGTCCTGGCCCTTACTTGGCGTGAACTCCTGAACCGGGACCCCCATCGCCCGCAGGTCGTAAATCAGCGGTGCCCCAGAGGCTTTCTTCTCCACAATCAGCGCGTCGGGCTCGTAATCCCGGTACTCTGCGAGCACGTCTTTCTTCAGGTCCGGGAACTCAACGCGCTTCTTATACGTATTGAGCAGGATGATGTTGGGCCTGTTGCCATCCTTGGGATTACTGAAAATCCCCCACGTCGTGCCCGCTGAATAGTCAGCCCGCTGCGTCTTCTCGAACGCCGTATCCCACGACTGCAAGATGAACTCACACTGCGGTGGGTCGTCTTCTTCCCACCACTGCCACCAGTCGCGCTTGATGATGGCCGACTCGTTACCAATCGGGTTCTGCTGGTACTGTGCCTGCCACTTGGCATTGGGCAACTCGTCCTGCAACGCCTTGAGCTCGTCAAAACTCCAGAACTCAGGCCACAGCGGGTTGCCCGAGGGCATGATGGCGGGGAACTCAATGACCTCCCACTGCTCACCCCCACGTCCGGCCGCCGCTTTGAGCACCTGTCCCGTCAAATCCCGCTGCGCCCAGCGAGTCATCACGATCACGATGGCCCCACCGGGCTGGAGACGCTGGCGTGGCCCCGATGTGTACCACTCGTACACCTTGTCGTAGATGTCCGGGTTGGTCGCCGCCAGCGCAGCCTCCTGTTCAGAGTGCGGATCGTCGATGATCAGCAGGTGGGCACCCTTACCAGTGACCGTACCGCCCACACCGATGGCGAAATAGTCGCCGCCCTTGGACGTATTCCACCTTCCAGCAGCTTTTGAGTCCGCCTGAAGCTCCAAATTCGGAAAAATGTCCTTGTACGCCTCAGAATCAACCAAATTTCGTACTTTTCGACCAAAACCGACCGCTAATTCGCCAGTATTAGAACTTTGGATTACTTTTTTGTTCGGAAACCGACCCAAAAACCACGCCGGGAGCAGATACGAGGCAAATTCCGACTTCGTATGCCGTGGCGGCATGTTGATGATGAGCCGTTTGCACTCGCCATTGGCCACTCGCTCGAACGCTTTGGCCATAATCTTGTGGTGACGCCCGCCAATGAAGTCCGGCCAGACCTTATTGACGAACCCCAGAAACGTATCGCGGGCTTTTTCCTTCTCTAACAGCTTCTCCCGGCGCTCCAAGTCCTCCAAAATGAGTACTTTCTTCGCCTCCGGCAGCTTATCAAGCTGCGAAAGGAGTACTTTTAGCTCCTCATCAAGCGTAGAAACCTGCGTTTCATACCGCATCGGGGGTCTCCGGCGGCTGCTGAGCGGGCGGGGCGGGCTCAACCTCTTCAACCATCTCAAGCGGGGGCTTTGTCCCCAACTCTGCATCGATGTCAATGTCCACAGGCGACAAATCCGCACCGTGAGCCAACAACATTTTGCGAACTTTGTCCTTGATGGCGTTGTCGATGTCTGCAACTGAGTTGTAGGTGACCGTGATCTCGGTCTTCTCCGTAAACAGCCCCACGTCGCTAATCTTGCCGAGCATCTCCGCTGCTTTAATTTCTATGCGCGGATCACCGCACATCGACAAGTCAAGCAGCTTGTTGGTCACAACCATGCGAAGCTCCGCTGCGTCTGCAACGGTGTGACTGTTGTACTCGTTGAGCATCGTGCGGATGCGCTCCGCTACGTTGCCTTGGTACAGCGATGGGGGATTTACGGACTCTGCGCGTGGGGTTGGCGAAGTCTCGGCGGTCGCATACTTCCTAGGTCTGCCGCCCTTGTTCTTGGCGGGCTTGGCTGGCTGCTCTGGCGCAATCGCATCCTCGAACTGCTGCTTCGCCCGCTCTGAAAAAGCACGGAACACCTCGTCCGCCATCTCAGTGTCTGCTTGCGAGACCTCGCCGGGCGGGCGTAACTCGGAAAGGAGCGCCGCTGTGTCCGCCGCGATCTGCATGTTTTCGCGCAGGGTCGTTGCGGCCTCGGGCGCGTCGCCCGCTGGATAAGGCACAGTCCTATCAGGTCGAATCTGTAGTGTCATGGCACCGAGTAATCGGGAATGCGCGGAATGTAACAGAAATATATAGTACTACGCAAGGAGAAATTTGGGTCCCCTTGACGGGGGGTGTTTCTGTGTGGCGATGCCCGCTTCGCCCGCTGGAAATTGAAAGGGGGTGGGGGGGGTCTAGTTTTGCACCGGTTTTTGCTGATCGGGTGTGCAAAACACTATGTATATGTCCTGGGCCCCCCAACTGCACGTATTCGGGCCCCCGGGGAGGCTTGCCCTCTGGCGCGGCGGGCTTAGAACCCCTGACCCCGGCTGCGCTCGCTCCGTCATGGCGGTAGTTCGGCGCACGGCGTTCGCGTTTTTTCGGGCGTTCCGCGCATTGCCCGCCGTGTTCGCGCCCAGGCCTCCCGTGTTCCTGGCCCGCCTCGAGGGTCGCGGTCAGGCGTGGGGAATCCCCCCAAACTCTGTCAGTTTGATATAGTAACACCATGGACAGACGGGGTGATGCCCGCTGTGCTGAACAAACCGACAACCCCCTGTCGGATTGTTCGGGCGCTGTGCCCGTTCTTTATTGAAAGGAAAAACATCATGGCTAAATCTATTCCTGTTGTCGCGGCTCAGTCTGCGATCCCCGGTGTCAATGAAGCCCCTGTGGCTGAAGCGGCTGTGGTTCTCTCACCCTCGGAACTCGAGACAATCGAGCAGTTGGGGCGCGACTACTGGATGGCCGAGGACGCCAAAGCGGTCGCGGATCGCAAGCTGAGCCAATGTGACGTGGCGCTTTTCGATATCGTCAAAGGCGTCAGCTATCGGCGCTTCATGGCGATCCGTGCGGCCTACGTCACGGGATGCCGGGACAAAGGCGCGGCTACTGATGAAGCGGCGGCCAAAGTGTGGGAGCGCGCAATCAATCGCATTGGCAATTCGTGCGGTTTCGAGCGTCCCAAAGCTGAGTCGGAAGCGGCAAAGCGCATGGCGGCTAAGCGGGAAGCGCTGGCCAAGCAGTTCGAGTCCAAGACGGACGGCGAGTTGATCGAACAGCGCAATGCCCTCGTGGCCTTTGGCGATACTAAGTCGCTGAAGCAGGCGACAGAGATTGCCAAAGAGATCGAGCGGCGCGAAAAGCCCGTACTGGATGAGGCGCAAAACCAGCGGGTGGCCGTGCGTGACAAGCTGATTGCCCGTGCCAAGGAATTGTGCAAGGCGGGCACGGCGGATGCGGATGACAAGATGATCCGCGCCCTTCAGGCTATGTCGTAACCCGAGCGGGCATATCATGAGAGACATTCATGCTGTGCCCGCCATCGGGCGGGACTACAAATCCATGGCGGCTGTCAAAGCCGATTGGGCGGCGGGCAAGGATTTTCGTTGCACTCTAACCGGGCGCTATTTTAGCGTACGGGATAATTTGCCCTGCGAAGTCTGGGTGCGCTACGCCCGCATGACCAAAGTCGTTAGAGTTAAGTAAATTATTGGCCCTCGGTGCTTCGGCGCTGAGGGCCGTTTTTTTTGGCCCGCGTGGCCCGCCCGGACTGACTCGGCGGCGGCGCGGGCGGCGCTGAGCGTAGTTCCTGATAGTAGTTCCGGAGGATCGGTGGAGGATCGGTGGAGCTTGCGCGGCAAGCTATGCTGGCGTAAGGGTTGTTTGCCGTGAAGCATCGGCGTAGTCTGCGCGGCGGGCGGGGCCGAACAAAGCGACAAAGTGTCGGATTGTTTACCTTGAGTTTCTATGCACAGGGGCGCTGACGCCTCGCCCGCCTCGCCTAGTGTACCTAAGTACTACTTTTAACCATATCAAACTCGGCACATTTACAAAACGTGTAATACCGGCAAAGCGGGCCCCGCTGGCATCGCGGCTTCCCCAGTAAGCAGCTACTGACTAATGTTGTTAAACGGACTTGATTTCCTGGCTAATATATCATTTATTCATCCTAAGCATATCTTATTCGCCATGCCCGCATCGGCAAACCGTTGATTTTCCTAGCTTTCTTCTTCTTTACTTTAAATAAAATAAATAATATATGATGTTGTTCCTGACTTGGGGGTATAGAGAACAAAGCACCAGTTCACCCCCACGCCCATGCCTACCCGACCCCCACCCCCTCGCTTTTCCCGCCCCTTCTTTCCCTATTCCTCAAAGTCTGGAACAACATCTTTTATTTTTTATCAAACCCTTTTTTACCCTTGATTTTATTGACTTTCGCCCCGAGTATGATATGCTTACCCCGCAAGTTTTGTTATCTTGCCGGTTAACTCTATCAAACTCAAGGAGCCACCATGGGACGCCCAATCCGCTACGCCAACGCCGACAACCTCCTCGCCAACTGCACCATCAAGGACGACTGCTTTCTCTGGCCCGAGTCCTCAACCCCCATGCCGATGCTCAGCCCCGCATCGCCTCTGACCAAGCAGTTCGGTACATCCTCTGTTGTGCGTATCCTATTCTCTATCTGTAGGTACGTACCGGCGGGTCCACGGCTGGTGCGTCGATGCAGCCACCGCTTCTGCGTCAACCCGTACCACTACTCCGAGGCCAAAGAGTTCCGCGCTCGGCGGGCGAAGCTCACCGACCCCCATGGACTCCTGCCCGAGCAGGAGGGCTCGCGCCACCTCATCGCCCCGCCCGACGAGGTTCTCTATTCCATGCGCCCGACTGACCCATTTCACGTTAAGGTTCTGATGGACGCGGCGGTCATGGCGGGCTTCGACGCCAAGGGCATCGTGAACAAGCGCAGTTACGCACCGATCCCCAAGCCCGAGCCCCGCTACGCCGACCCCCAGAAGCCTGTGCTTGTCGTGCGCGGCAAGGCCAAGCCCGCCTCGAGCCCAGACGGCGGCTCCCTCGACGATATCGAGGAGTCCTTGGGGAAAACCCACAACCCTCGGGACTTCCCACCCACCCAAGACCAGCGTGATTTGGACAGCATCTTCAGCCTCATCCACCACCGGGACCGCCTCCTCGAAGCGGGCGTAGCGAAAACCCACGGTGCGGAACAGCCTGGAAACTAGGCGAACCCGAGCCTCTATTGGCGAACATGGACTTGACAAAGTCCAATTTATATGGTACAATGTACGAAGTACATTGAGCGCTAGGGGGCGGCAATGTACGACGTGACGTAGAACTCTCCGACACCGTGTCGCTTTGTTCTAGACCAGCAACTTTCCTATATTGGAGGATACGATGACCACCACATTGACTTTTGCCCAGCTGCGTGAAGTGCAGCTCCCCCTGAACATAAGGAACGTAAGCATCTACCCGAACGGGCGGATGTACGTGTCATTCGACAACCCGTCGAATGACCTCCGGGCTACTAAGCCCTGGAGTTCCGAGGTTACCCTGGACAAGGCCAAAGTTTTGTTTGCCCACCTCGGCACCGGAGTCCACCCTGTTCGCGCCGTCTGGGGGTGAGCGATGACCGATGACCGACTAATCGAACTGCACAACAGTATTGTTGACTACGTGCAGTACTACGCAGACGGGGTGCTCACGCTGCCCGAGTTCGCCGCCCGCATCGCGGCAATCCACAACGAGTTGACCGCCGACAGCCCCATCGGGCTGCTCGACCCCGTCAGCGGGCTGCGCCTCGTTCAGGAGTACTGCCATGGACCCGTTTGATTTCTCTGGCCCCGGGCGGGCGTGGCGCATCGTGCTGCTGCTTGCAATCGTGGTCGTGCTGTGCCTCGACCTGTTCGTGTGGAGGCCGCTATGAGTGACTTCTTTGAATGTGAGTGCTGTGGCGATGACGTTCACTCTGCCCGCTGGGCACTCGACTACCGCGTTTGTCTCAAGTGCGGTGATCTGCTTGCAGAGGATGCCCGGGCTTCGTGGTGCATCGTGCAAGAGTACGGCAAGGGCCCGTACCAGTTTGTGACCGCCGCGTCCGCTCCCCGGACTCTGCTGGACACGAACCAGAAGTGCCCTCGTTCCTAACTTTCCGTCACTTTTGTCGGATTGTTTCTTCCAACCAACTTTGGAGAGAGTAATGATTGAAACCATCGTAGGAAAAACCATCGCCGGCGTTCGCTACGTCGACCCGTGGAGCCGAGGGCTGACCATCGTGTTCACCGACGGCACCAAGCTGCGCGTCGATGAGCGGATGCAGGCGGGCGAGATCAATGTGGAGCTCAACAACGAGCCCGTTTCATATGGGGTGCAGGCGGGCGAGATCAATGTGGCGCTCAACAACGAGCCCGTTTCATATGAGCGGGATTTGGAGCAGGAATAAACCCCACCAGCAAACTTTCCGTCATTCTGTCGGATTGTTTCTTCCAACCTTTGTATCAAGGACTAAAAATGAAAACTGACGTTAACCTCATTCGCCGCGTGAACTTCGCGGAGACAGTCAATGTTCTGCTCAACGCGGGCGAGAACTCCGTGCATCTTGTTGGCGAGCCCGGTGTGGGCAAGACCGCCATGCACAAGGAAATCATTGAGCGCACGGGGTTCCGTGGTATCTACATCGACGGGCCCAACACCGACGTGGGTCAGTCGGGTATGCCCATCCCCAACCACCAGAGTAGGACGCTGGACTTCTATCCAGCCGAGTACTACGGACTGCACACGGGTGAGCCCCTGTGCATCATGATCGACGAGTGGACCAAGACTGACGACTACGTGCGTAACACGTTGCACCCCCTGCTCCATGAGCGCAGGCTGGGTAACTTCAATCTCCACCCGGACAGCATTGTCTTCACCACCGGTAATCTGGACAGCGACGGCGTGGGCGACCACGTCAAGGCGCATACCCGGAGCCGACAAACTTGGTTGCCATACATGAAACCTACAGCTAAAGAATGGTGTGCTTGGGCCACCAACAACGGTATGACCGCCGAGGTCATCGCATGGGTACACGAGTACGAGCATTGCATGATGAGCTACTTGGACGGCGGGCAAGAGAAGAACCCGTACATCTTCAATCCCAACGATGCGTCGCAGACCGCGTTCGTGTCCCCGCGCACGCTGGCCAAGGCGTCGCATTGGGTGCAACGCCGTTCTGCGTTATCGGAAAACGCGTTCATCGCCTGCCTTGACGGCACTATCGGCTACGCGGCATCGCGGGATTTGCAGGCGTACATCGAGCTTGCCGATCAACTGCCAACACGGGAGTCCATCGAGACTTCGCCCGAGACGGCGACTGTGCCCACCAGCCCAGCGGCCCAGTGCATCTTGATGTTCAAGGCTGTGGCTGTGGTGAGCCGCGACAACTTTGCGACGTGGATGCGCTACGTCAAGCGCATGCCCAAAGAGACACAGGCTGTGTTCATCAACAGCTTGCTCGAAGTCAGGGACAAGAAGGCATGGGCCATCGTGCATCCGAGTTTCGTGACCTGGGCTCGTGAGAACCAGTACATGTTTGCTGGCTTGAAATAAACGACAAATTGTCGGAATGTTTGGAGGACACATGAACACCGAGAAACAAATCAGCAACCCACCCCAGCCAGATTGGCGCGACCCGAACAGCGGATGCTACTGCGTGGTCTGCTTGGCCCCGGTCAAGGAGGACATCTTCGTGCAGCGGCAGGGGTGCTGCCCCGACCACAAGTTCGATGATGAATGCACCTACACATGAGGGGTAATCAAATGAACAACCAACGCACCGAGGCGCAAGCCTACGCGAACTTTGTGGACTACACCGGCTTTGTGACGATCATGCCATTCGCTGATCATCCCACCGCGTGCGAGGCCATGTGTGAGTTCTTTGAGCAATGGCTCAACCTTGCCAAACAACGGGGAGAACTGGAATGACTAGAGAAGATTGGATCATCCTGCGCCTGCTGATGACAACATCGAAGGCCAATCTGCACAACGACTTGGACGTAGCCCGGTCGATCATGCATTTGATCAAGAGGTACGGACAGGATGCGGTGAACAACTGCATCGACCAACTGCACAAGGAGAGAAGCAAATGATGCCGAAAAGCGTATGGAAAGTGACGGGTCGTCACATCGAAGATAGCCCGGATGGAGTTCTGTTCGAGGCGTACTTCACCGACAGGGACACGGCTCACGCTGTGTACCACAAGGGTGAGCGCGAGTACGGCATAGCCGCTGGCTACACCAAGATGCGCTGGTCATTGGAGGGGTTCTACCTCAACAACGACCCGCACATTGACCAGATGTTCAACGATGTTCGTGAAGCAATGGAGGAATGAAATGAAACACATCTACTGCCTGTGGCAGGAGGAAGAAGTCATCCCGAGGCTGTGGTTCGACACGAAGGAAGCCGCTGAAACCGCCGCCCGGATGCTCTATCCCAACGAATCGCCTGAGATGCGGTACTCCCGCATCTACGAGCGCCCCCTGCGATCCCTCAACGACCTCACCGGAGAAACCAAATGAAACGACCATTCGTAACTCAGTATTTCACAGAAAGCGATGCCTCGGGCAAGAAGCCCGTGAGCATGGGCTACGCCGCAAGCGTGGGCGGAGCGCGTAAGAACATGGCGGTGCGTATCGTCATCGGCCAGTACGGTCTAGCCGTCGTGCTTGACCGCGAGTCGCGTGATGTGATCAGCACCATGCGTAGGACCAAAGCTGGAATGTCAATCAAAGATATGGGGGTGCAAGATGTTGCTCAAAAATAAAATGCCTGCTGAGCGCAGGCTCGAACTTGTTCATGTATCGCTGATGCGGGACAAAGCGTTCGCGTTCTTCGCGGGCTTATTCATGGTCGGTAAGACGACCATCCTCGACAAGCCAATCACGGCGCGGACCAACGGGCGTGACGTTGAGTACGGGCGTGCGTTCGTGGACGGGCTCACCGACAAGGAGCTTGCCTTTCTTGTGCTTCACGAGAACATGCACAAGTGCTATCGCCATCTCACAACGTGGCGGGCGTTGTTCGACAAGGACAAGCGCCGTGCCAACATGGCGTGCGACTTTGTCATCAACATCCAGTTGCGTGATATGGACCCGGAGGAGCGCCTGATCGCCATGCCTCGGGATCGCAAGACCGGGGAGTTCATCGGTTGCTACGACGTGCAGTATCGTGGAATGGATACCAAGCAGGTTTGGGATGCGCTCGAAGGCAAGACGAAAGACAAAGACAAAGACAAGGGCCGGGGCGGCGCGGGCGACAAGGGTCAGGGTGACCCCGAACAAGGCGACGGAATGTCGGAAAGTTCAGACGATGGCTATGACGCACTCGATGAGCACGATTGGGAAGGCGCACAGGAGCTGTCTCAGAAAGAACAGCAAGACCTTGAGCGTGAGATCGACCGGGCCCTGCGGCAGGGCGGCATCTACGCGGGCAAGATGGGCGGCAATATGTCACGCGACATTGAGCGACTGCTTGAACCCAAGGTTGATTGGCGCGAGGTGTTGCGCCGGTTCGTGCGTACTTCACTCACGGATCGGGACAGCCCGTCGTGGCGCAAGGCGCACAAGCGGTATCTCTGGCAGGACATTATCTTGCCGAGCATCATCGGTAAGCGTATGAAGTCGCTGGCCGTGGGCATCGACACATCTGGTTCTATCCAAGGCGATCTGCTCGGTGCGTTCATGGGCGAGCTTGACAAGGTGGTGCGTACCGTATCGCCTGATCGCGTGGACATCATGTACTGGGACACCAACGTGGCTAGGCACGAGGTGTACACCAGCAACGCCCAGTCCATCGTTGACAGCACCAAGCCAGCGGGCGGTGGTGGCACAGACCCGGACTGCGTACCTGCGTTCATGCGAGATCACAAGATCAATCCTGACGCACTCATCATGCTGACGGATGGGTTCATGAGTAGCGACTCCGGCAGGTGGGCGCATCTGTCGTGTCCTGTTCTCTGGTGTGTGATTGGTAACCCGAACGTGTCCATCCCGAAGGGGTCTGTGGTTCGCGTCGAGTGACCCGTGTTAACAAGTTCTTTTATTAGGAGTCGATCATGACTGATCATGTGATTTTGACCATTGGTGAAACGAAGTTCGTGTTGACCACGAACGAGGCGTTTGGTATCGCCAACATACTCAACGGTTCCACGCAGATAACCACTGCGTGGCTGAATGGGAAAAGCAGAAGAGTGTACGGCGAGCCGAAGATGGATGCGGCGCACATTGCCCCGATCAACGGACCACTTCAGCTTGAGCTGGAGACGAACACCAAAGAACGCGAGGCATCGAAATGAAACAGATACCGCTCGATACTTTCTCGGTCAAGTTGAACCGAGAGACTTGGGACCTGCTTGTTCAGGTCCGCACAGAACTCGGGGCCAAGCTCGGGTTTGAACCTACGAACGGCCAAGTCGTTCGCCATCTCATCGCCATTTACTTTGGAGAAGCAAGCAATGTATAACACGTACGGAGCACCATCCCTGTCAACCTATCAGGCGGCATTGGATTGGTACAACAAAACCAAACCCATTCGTGGGGCAACCACAAGGCCCATCGGCAACAGACGCTACCACCACTCGGCGTCGATAGATAAGCGCGAAGACAACATCGTGCTGGTCTACGAGCGGCAACCGCTGATCGTGTGGGAGCCTGACTCGACGTTCACGCTTCGTGCACCTGCGTACTACAACGCATATCAAGCGGACCGGTTGTACGGCTGGGGCCCGAGGGGCATGCGGTTTAACTGGGACAGCGGGCGTTTATTTGTTGTGAACAGGGACGACAACATACATCTGCCTGAGGGCGGGTCGCTCAGGTTTGTGCCGACGAGCGATTCCCCGTTTCCAACGTACCAGTGCGTCACCGAACGCAGCAGTCTTGAGTACAAGATGCGGCGCGGGGTTGCAAACAAGCTGGCTTCCGCACAATGCGTGGACTTTCTCGCTTGGGCACAAGTTGTTCTGGCGACAAGCACCCCGGTTGTGTACGAGGAGTGCGTCGAGGCGCGGGGGAGACTTCAGACTGCTGTCGGGTATTCACCCGAGTTCATAAAAGAGATGGACTCGCGGCATCAGACAAGTAACAGTCCTGAAGCAGAGCACGCTCGTCGGAGGTGGTATCGACTGCACAACCGGATCAGAAGCCTCCCGTTTCGGTTGACCAACGATGGGAGGGGCTGGGTGTTTGCGCCCGCGTGTAGAGTCATGTTGGATCAAATCACTTCGACGGATTACGCGCAATGGGATGACGTGCTCAAGGTAATCGCCGGTCACTCAGGTCGGAGTCTGTACACACCGGTGTCTCACGGCAACGGGTTCAGTCGGATGCTGACGCGCCAAGCCTTGACGTTCGATGGGGTAGTGGAGTTCATCCATAAGCTGATAGCTTGTGTTTACCGAGACGCGGTGTTCGAGGTAGTCCCTGTGCGTAACGGCGCGATGCCGTCTGCGCGTAACTCCGGTTTCTTCCGCGACATGCTGGATGAACCGGAACAAGGCGACAAATTGTCGGAAAGTTCTGTTTAACCAAGGAGTCAATCATGAGCCAAGTAAATTTCGAAACCCCAACCCTTTCGCTCGCATCCATGGCGATGCTGGTCGAGCTACGCATCAGCACGTGGACTGCGCGTAAGCGTGACAACGCGACGACTGAGGAAGTCAACCGATCAAAGAACGCCAACGACGATGCGGGCAGCGTCTACAAGTACCTCATGGCGGGCAGTGATCACCTCAAGAAGATCGAGAAGTACGCGGCCAAGTGCCGGGCGTGGAACGGCCAGCAGACCCTGCCGTGGATGAAGGGCGTGGGCTTGCTCCCGATGGAGAACTTCTTTTCGTATCGAGAGCAGCTCGGCACGATGGAATCCAATTTCAACGGATTGGTTGAAGACTTCATCAAGGTCTACCCGTCGCTCGTCAGCGCACAGGCGTTCAAGCTCGGGGATTACTTCGTGGCCGAGGAGTTCCCGCTGGTGGAGTCATTGCCCCGCCGGTTCCGCTTTGAATACAACTTCCTCCCGGTTCCAGAGAAGGGGGACTTCCGTATTAAATGCGAGGAGCGAGTGCGCCAAGACTTGGCCGAGCAGTACGACAAGATGTTCAACCAGAAGCTGGCCGAGGCGATGCGTGAACCGTGGCAGCGACTGCACGATGTGCTGGTGCATATGACCGAGCGACTGAGTGACGCGAGCGATGGCACCCGCAACATCTTCCGCGACTCCATCGTGAACAAACCGCTGGAGTTGTGCGCCCTGCTGTCCAAGCTCAACGTGACCAAGGACCCGCAGCTTGAGGAAGCGCGGCGCATGCTGGAGGTGGCGCTCGTTGGCGTAAGCCCTGACGACTTGCGCAATATCCCATCGGCGCGGGCTGAGCTGAAGTCAAGCGTCCAAGAGATCATCAACAAGTTCACATGGTAAGGAGTGATTCATGTCTAACGTAGAAAGCAAAAACCCCAAGGTCATACCAGACCCGTTCCTGCTTGAACTGTTCAAGCGCGTGGCGCTGGTCAATTCAAACCTCAAGTTTGTGTACGACTTTGTAAATGGTAATCATCAGCCATACACCACGAAGCAAAGCTGCATAAAACGGAGCGACGGTACAAGGGAGACTGCACCGGAGGATTATTCTTTCGGGCAGTACTACGATGTGTACGACAACGGCAAGCCGTGCGGTGTCGTGCGTGTTGACTATCAGTATCAGCGAAACAAGGGGAACGTTTCGATGTACGCCATCAAGTCGCACCTCGTCGAGCGGACGAGTCGTGGGCGTGGCTTCATACGCACGGGTGACGTAGCCAAGGCTGTGGCAAACGCCAAGAAGTACCTACGCGCTCCAACGGATGGGTACACCTTGTTCAACAAGCTGGCCGAGGCAGACAGCACCATGCGTGATGTTGTGTCAGACTTGATGCGCCCCATCACCCGTGGCAACTTCCTGACAGACATAACGAGTGCGCAGGTACTACTGAATGCTTACATGACCGGACGCCCCGTTGACACCCAACTGGAAAGCGCGATGCGGGCTAAGCTGACATCAGACAAGTTCGACGCCGCGCTCAGCGAGTACTATCTTGCTAAATGGCTTCGGGATTTACCGGGCACAGAGCGACTGTTTGTTCATCGCAACGGCACAAGCTATTCGTTCTTTACATCCAACCCGGACCCGGGCTCTGAAGAGGCGGCGATAACCACACCGGTTGTGACGGTGGAGTTTGAGGACTTACCCCTCAAGACGCAAGAACGACTAAGTGTGCTGCAACTTATGAAAGACCGTGAGGTAGTCTTGAATGTCGGCATCCGCATAACAGACACCGAGTTCTTCATAAGAGTGTAAGATCAACTGTCTGCCACTTGACCCGCTTCGGCGGGTCTTTTTTTGCCTGTACTTTCCCCGAACAATCCGACATACTGTCGGTTTGTTTTTGGCTAGGTGTTTCCCCTAGTCATGATGCGCTTGACATAGTCTAGTCCTCGTGCTACATTGATCTTCCGAGGACATAAAAGTGGCATCCACTCCCGAGCGAAAAGTTAAGGAAGCTGTAGCGGCGGTGTTGAAGAACAACGCAGTCTACTACTTCTTTCCCCCTGCCAACGGTTTAGGCCGTGCGGGCATCCCCGACATCATCGCATGCTGCAACGGCATGTTCCTTGCCATTGAGTGCAAGGCGGGCAAGGGAGTCACCACCGCACTACAAGAACGAGAACTCTCCCGCATACGCAACGCGGGCGGGGTAGCCATCGTCGTGCGTGAGAACAACATAGACAGCATCCAACCGATCATCAACCAACTAAGGAGCATCCGTGGCCTACCCAAAGTTTCTGCGCCGCCTAGTCCCAGAAGAACTCCGCGCTCTGCTGGAGAAGATTGATTCAATCCACAGCCCGATGGATAGTAGTTACCAAGCGATAGATATGTTCACGCGCACAACAAAATTGCGGTGGTTTGAGAATCAACTTGTGCGTAGCGCAATGAAGCGCGTACAGCGTGAGTACACCTTGGCTCAGGCCATGCACATCGTCATTTACAACAAGATGGACCGCTTCGAAAGCCCCGAGATTGATCTGGACGTAAGGAGCCGCGTCATAAATTCGACGCGCGTGTACGCGAAACAGGACAAGACGGCTTCCGTGATCAGTAGGCAGTTTCTGTGATCACACTCGATTTCGAAACTTTCTACGACAAAGATTTTAGTCTGTCGAAGATGACGACTGAGGAGTACGTGCGTGACCATTTGTTCGAGGTCATCGGTGTAGCTGTAAAAGTCAACGACGGACCGACCGAGTGGTTCAGCGGTGACCACGGGGAAACCGCGCAGTGGCTGGAACGGTTCGATTGGGGCAACAACTTCGTGTTAGCCCACAATGCCATGTTCGACGCGGCCATTCTGACGTGGCGCTTTGGTATCCGCCCGAAAGCGTGGTTTGATACGCTGTCCATGGCCCGTGCTGTGCTCGGCCCCACGACGAGTGTGTCGCTGGCGTCGCTGGCATCTCACTTCGGGCTGGGCGAGAAGGGCACCGAAGTCGAGGACGCCAAGGGTATGCGCCGTGGAGATTTCGACAGCGATCAACTGCACCGCTACGGACAGTACTGCCGCAACGATGTGGACCTGACGTATGCCGTGTACAAGGAACTTGAGGGCGCTGTATCGACCAAGGAGAAGCGGCTCATTGATCTGACCATCCGCATGTTCAGTGATCCGGTGCTGGTGCTGGATGTGCCGCGCCTTGAGACGCACCTGACGGAAGTCCGGGAGCGCAAGCGCAAACTCTTTGAAGACGCGCAGATAACGCCTGAGGTGCTCAACAGCAACAAGAAGTTTGCTGCGCTGCTGGAGTCTTTTGAGGTGCTCACGCCCATGAAGATGAGCAAGACCACAGGCAAATGGACGTATGCGTTCGCAAAGAGTGACGAGGAGTTCACGGCACTGCTCAACCACCCTGACGAGCGGGTTCAAGCTATTGTGGCTGCACGGTTGGGGGCCAAGTCTACGCTGGAGGAGACGAGGACCGAGCGGTTCATCGCCATCGCCAACCGCACGAAGGACAACCTGCTGCCCATCCCGCTCAAGTATTACGCTGCACACACGGGCCGGTGGGGCGGCACTGACTCCGTCAACCTCCAGAATCTGCCGAGCCGGGGTGAGCGTGGCAACAAACTCAAGCGGTGTATCCGAGCCCCTGACGGGCATGTGATCATCGACTGTGACTCGTCGCAGATCGAAGCCCGAGTGCTGGCGTGGCTGGCGGGGCAGAACGATCTGTTGCTGCGCTTTGAGCGTAACGACGATGTGTATCGGTACATGGCCTCGATGCTGTACGACAAGCGGCCCGATGAAGTGTCACCGGAGGAGCGGTTCATCGGCAAGACAACCGTGCTCGGTGCGGGCTACGGCATGGGTGCTGTAAAGTTCCAGGCCCAGTTGCAGTCCATGGGCAAGAACGTAGACTTGGATACCTGCAAGTACATCATCAAGGTGTACCGGCAGAGGAACCAAGCCATCTCACAGTGGTGGATCAGACTCAACGATGTGCTGGTCAGGATGGCCGCGCAACAGCCGATGGACGCGCTCGACGCCGTGGGCCTGCTGGAGTTGTCGGTGCTGGGCATGGGCATCCGGTTGCCCAACAACATGTATCTGAGCTACCCGGAGTTGCGGCGCGAAGCCCTCGGGGAGTACTCGTACAAGACACGGTACGGGCGCAACCGTATCTACGGCGGCAAGGTGGCCGAGAACATCTGCCAAGCTGTGGCCCGCTGCATCATCGGGGATCAGATGCTTGAGATTGCCAAGCGATACCGCGTGGTCCTGACCGTCCATGACGCGATAGCCTGCGTGGTCCGTGAGGAAGAGAAGGATGAAGCGGTTGCCTACGTGGAGAGCTGCATGCGTAAAACGCCCGCGTGGGCTGAAGGGCTCCCGTTGAACTGTGAGTCCGGTGTTGGAGAAACTTATGGCGACTGCTAAACAGATTAAAGAAAACGCCCGCAAACGATTCATGTGGGCTGGATCACTCCGACAGCGTGGGCTCACGTACGCGGAGATCGGGAGAGTGCTTGGCGTTGGAACAGAGCGGGCGAGGCAGTTGGTGCTGAACTTTGAGCGGGACTGCACCCGGACAGCGCGTTGGGGTGGGTTGAAGCCACACGAATACATGGCGCTGAAGCCGCTTCAGGATTGGTTGGATTTTTTAACGAAGGAAAGTAAATGAGCAACATCACTTGGTCTTACAGCAACCTGAGCCTGTACCAGCAGTGCCCGAAGAAATACTTTCACCTCAAGGTAGCCAAGGATGTGAAGGAGCCGCCGAGTGACGCGCTCACATTCGGCAATGAGATTCACAAGATTGCGCAGGAATACATTGAGAGCGACAAACCCATTCCGGAGAAGTTCAAGCAGGAGATGCAAGCACCGCTGGACCGCCTCAAGGCGATCCCCGGGCAGAAGCTGTGCGAGAACAAGCTGGGGCTCACCGCAGACTTCAAGCCCTGCGGGTTCTTTGACCGCAACGTGTGGTGGCGCGGCATCGCTGACATCATCATCTTGCAGGACGACAAGGCGTTCACCGTGGACTACAAGACCGGCAAGTCGTCCAAGTACGCTGACTTGAAGCAGCTTGAGATTCTGTCTCTTGCGATCTTCAAGCACTTCCCTAATGTTAAGAAAGTCAAAGCGGGCTTGATGTTCTTGTTCGCTGAAGACTTCGTAAGAACCGAGTACCTTGCGGAACAGCAGAGTGATCTGTGGGTTTCGTGGGTAGCGGACGTTGGGCAACTGGAGGCATCCGTACAGAGCAAGGTATGGAACCCCAAACCCAACTTTACCTGCCGGGGCTACTGCCCGGTGACATCATGTGACCACAACCAAGGAGCTAAGTAATGAAAACTGCAAAATCCAAAACCAAAGCGTATCGTATTCGTCGCTATGAGCACAGCCACCCCGGCGCTACGGCAAAAGAAGTCGCCAAGGCGCTGGGCGTCACCGAGGCGTACGTGTACGTTGTCCGGTCCAAGGAACGCAAGTCGATCAAGAAGGAAGCGGCGCAGCTAAAGACGTTGACGCTGCCTAAGCCAACCAGCAACACGGCTTTCACCCACATGTGGGTGGACCCGAACAAGATGGGTGAACACGCTCAAGCTGAATTGTCAAGGAGACTTGGAGCCGACGATCCGGTCAATCACCCGGCCCACTACAAGGTCGGTGGTATCGAGACCATCGACTTCATTGAGGCCAAGAAGCTGAACTACAACATGGGCAATGCGGTGAAGTACATCGCCCGTGCTGACCACAAGAGCAACCGCAAGCAAGACCTAGAGAAGGCGGTGTGGTATCTCAACCGTGAAATCAGCGGCATGGGGGTGTGACATGGACGCAAAGAGAACTGATCCGTGGATACCTATTGGCCATCCCGACTTCGTGTGGACATCGGGTGCTGATGTGCAGGCCACATGGCGCAAGTACGGGTGGACCCCGCCAAGCGAGAAGCGGCCCCCGGTTGTGGTGGAGAACAGAGAGCCTGAGTGGGTGGCGATGAGGCGGGTTAAATGAAGGCCATCCTTGAGTTCACGTATCCCGAAGACGAAGACAAGCTGCGCCATGCAATGCACGGTGACACCGCCATCTATGCGCTCGATGATATGCGGCAGATGATCCACTCATGGGAGAAGCACGATGGCACCAACCCAGGCGCTATGGTCGAGCGACTCAAGCTGCGGTTGGTTGAAGCGTTAACAGCCTGTGGGGAGGACTGAATGGCTAAGCCCCGCACTGAGGCTAAGCGCATTACGCTGCCCGTGTCGCCAGACATCGACAAGATCAGAGATCGACTGGAGCGCGACACGGGTGTGCGTATGACGTACACCCAGACCTTTAACTTCCTCGTGCATTTCTATGTTGAACGGGCGAACGAACCGAAAAGCAGATGGAGGTCGTTGGAATGAGCATCACCGCAATGCGTCAGGCGTTGGAAGCGCTGTATATGGCAAATGCTCGTGAGTGGCCTGAAAACAAAATTGGCGCAGCGATAAACGCGTTGAGCGCCGCCATCGCAGAGGCTGAGAAGCAGGAGCCAGTTAAACGCACCGTTATGTACAGACCCGCAGACTTGGAATCACTTGACCTGACGCATGAGGATGTTGTGAAGCTGATCAAGGAGCAATCATGAAAGAAGACATCATCAAGATGGCGCAAGAAGCTGGTTGGGAGATGGGCGACGATCTGTCTGACGGTTTTGGTGTGAGGCTTGAACGTTTCGCCGCCCTTGTCGCAGACCGCTGCGCCAAGATCGCATACGAGGCCGAGCCGTGGCATTCTGCTGATCTGATCCGCAAAGCTTTTGGAGTAGAGAAATGACCGACAAAGGAGCCAATCTCAATCTTTTACGCCGAGCATGGGACGCACTGGATTCGTTCAAGCAGGCATACCCAGAGAATTGGCACGAAGAAGATCAGGCGGTTTTGGATGACTTGATCAAGGCCGACAACGCAATACAACGGGCGCAAACAGAAACTCCCACGCTGATGAGCCACGTGTGGATAGAACAACTGTGGAGGAACAAATGATTGACCCAAACAAACTGCAATACATGACGATGGCAGCACGACTGCGCGGATACGCGGAGGGCCTACTGGAGGGTTATCAGGGTGAGGCCCGGCATGGAACTCTGGCCAATACATTGAACAAGGCGGCAGACCTTCTGGAGGCAGTGTGGGCTGAACACACCCAGCAAGAGGATGAGAAGTTTGGAGGTACAGATTGAAGTGCGAACTGTGCGGAGCCCCAAGTGATGTCAAACAAACCAAACACATCGACGGTGTCCCCATCAGACGCCGCATCTGCTACAACGAGCACAGCTTCAACACCAAAGAAGTTGCGATCAGCGAACCTAAACCAAAGCGAAAACTTCGCACGAAGCTGGCCATTCCAGAGAGTAGACCCAAGACTGCTTGAACGGGCGCATCGGCAAGCAACCAAACCCCAACCCCATCCCTTTGAGGAAGCCCCATTTTGAGCACCCTAATTGACTACGCCAGCCCAATGATGCAGATTGAAAAAAGGCTGAAGGAAATGCACAATGAACTGCTGAGTCGAGACTTCGACAAAGCGCAGGAAAGCGCAGTGATGCTGATCACAGATGCGCGACTGCTATGCAACACGCTACTGCTTATGAAGGAGCAACAAAATGCCTTACGTGAACAAACCACGCCCGTACAAGAAAGAGTACCAGCAACAGATTCAGCGCGGGGAAATACCCGACAAGCTGGAACGCCAGCGGGCAAGGCGGGCGATGGACAAGCGCGGCGTTGATCGTAACGGGAAGGACGTAGCCCACGTCAAGGCGCTGAGCAAAGGCGGGTCGAACAAGGACGGAGTTCAATTGCAGGCTCCCTCCAAGAACCGATCCTTCAAACGAAACTCTGATGGTTCAATGAAGTAATGCAAATCCTTGCCAATGAAACGCTGGTCATACAGACCCGTTTTCCCGCACGTATCGTAGAGACGCTCCCAGAGAGCAAGGTCGTCAACAACTACGGGGACGGGCGGTATGAAGTGGCCGTGCGCTGGGGGCTTCAGGAGGCCATCACACTCAGCAGGCTCAACCTGAAGAACGTGCCGTCTACCATCAAACGCGACTACAAGTGGCCGCGCCCGCTGGGGTTGGAGCCGTTCGACCACCAGAAAGAAACAGCGTCGTTCCTCTCGTTGAGGCGTCGCGCTTTCTGTTTCAACGAACAAGGCACGGGGAAGACCGCCTCGGTCATCTGGGCAGCGGACTACCTGATGAAGATGGGCGTCATCAAACGGGTGCTCATCATCTGCCCGTTGTCGATCATGCAGTCCGCGTGGCAGCAAGACCTGTTCAAGTTCGCCGTGCATCGCACAGTCGATGTGGCGTATGGCACCGCAGACAAGCGCAACAAGATCGCTAACGGGGCGGCTGAGTTCATAGTCATCAACTATGACGGCGTGCCCGCGATTGCAGACTCAATACTCAATAACAACCTGTTCGATCTGGTGGTGATCGACGAGGCCAACGCCTACAAGAACGCACAGACCAAACGCTGGAAGTTGATGCGCAAGCTGGTGCGGGACGATACGTGGCTGTGGATGCTTACCGGCACGCCCGCCGCTCAGTCTCCGCTCGATGCGTACGGGTTAGGACGACTGTGCGTACCGGCGCGGGCACCGCGTTTCCTGGGGGACTATCGTGAGTCTGTGATGCAGCAGGTTTCCGCGTTCCGCTGGGAGCCGAGGCCAGAGGCAGAGAAGATCGTGTTCGAGATGTTGCAGCCCGCGATCCGATACACGAAGGCAGAGTGCCTGGACCTGCCCGACGTGACTCACGTAACCCGGATGGCACCCATGTCAACCGAGCAGCGAAAGTACTACAAAGAGTTGAAGGACCAACTCCTGCTGGAGAGCAACGGGGAGGAGGTCAGCGCGGTCAACGCAGCAGCCAAGATGAACAAGCTGTTGCAGATTTCTGGTGGCGCGGTCTACACAGACACCGGGGCAGTCATTCACTTCGATGTGACAGACCGGATGCGGATCGTGGAGGAGGTCATCGACGAAGCGAGTCACAAAGTCCTCGTGTTCGTACCATTCAGGCATACGATTGATATGCTGTCGGATCACCTGACCCGCGCTGGCATCGTCAACGATGTGATCCATGGCGATGTCCCGGCCCGCAAACGCACCGAGTTGTTCAAGCAGTTTCAGGAGCAGCCCAATCCACGGGTGCTGGTGATTCAGCCGTCAGCCGCTGCACACGGGGTAACCCTGACCGCTGCCAACGTTGTAATCTGGTACGCTCCTGTTACGTCCACCGAGACGTACCTTCAGGCCAACGCCCGGATAAACCGGCCCGGCCAACGCAACCCGATGACTGTTGTCCACATTCAAGGCAGCCCCGTTGAGAACCGGCTGTACTCGATGTTGCAGGGCAACATCAACACACACGAGAAGCTCGTCGATCTCTACAAAAAAGTTGTGGCCGAGGCTTGACAAAGTCTAGATTGCCGCTACAATACAAGTCCCTTCAACCAAGGAGCAACTATGACAGACATGGACGAGATGTCCCAGCAGTACCTTCGACTTCGTCAGAAGCGTGAACTGCTCAAGGAACGATATACCACAGAAGACGGCGCACTTGAGAAAGAGATGGCCGTGATCGAAGAGCAATTGCTCAACACCCTCAATGAATCGAACAGCAACAGCATGAGCACCAACTCTGCCGTGATCATGCGTTCGGTGCGTAAGCGGTACATGCCCACGAACTGGGACGCTGTGTACAAGCTGATCGAAAAGCACAAGGCGTTTGCCCTGCTTGAGAAGCGCATCCACAACGGCAACATGAAAGATTTTCTCGAAGAGCATCCCGACGAGTACCCTGCCGGGCTCAATGTTGACAGTCGCTACGCGGTGACGGTACGCCGCAAAAACCAAGGAGAATGAGATGACCAACCAAGTACAGACCTTCAAAGAAAAACTGCCCGCGCATTTGCAGCGCGTTCAACTGGACGACTTCACCAAGGCGTTCACATCCTCTGGCGGTTCCGTCAAACGCATCTCGCTTCGTGGGCGCGTGTTCCGTATGGTCGATGGCGGCAAAGAGATCGCCAAGAACAAAGAACTGCACCTCGATGTGATTGTTGTGAATGGCTCCACGACTGTGCAGAAGACGTATCACGCCAAGTCCTACGACCCGGACGAGACTTCGACTCCCGACTGCTGGTCCAGCAATGGTGAGCGGCCCGACCCCGAGGTAGAGGACCCGCAGTCTTCCAACTGCAAGGAATGCCCGAAAGCCATCAAAGGCTCGGCGGGCGGCACCAAGACTTCGTGCCGGTTTTCCCAGCGTATCGCTGTCGTGCTGGCCAACAACCCCGGCGGCGACGTGTTCCAACTGGTGATCCCGTCGAAGTCTTTGTTCGGCGCGGGCGACATGGAGCACATGCCCTTCCTTCAGTACGCTCGCTATGTCGGCAACTCGGGCTTCAACCTCAACATGCTGACCACACGTCTGATGTTCGACACGGACAGCGATGTGCCCAAGCTGTTCTTCAGCAACGTCGAGTTCCTCGATGTGGACACGCACAATCTGGTCATCGAACAGGGTCAGACCGCTGCGGCAGTCAACGCTGGCAAGCTCTCGTTTAAGAAGAAGGGTGAGACCGCTGCAAGCACTGAGATGCCCAAGCTCGTGGCACCGGCTGGGTCGGCTGCGGCCAAGGTCAAAGCAGAAGAAGCAGCAGCCAAGCCCGCTGCCAAGCCTAAGGCTGCGGAACCCGCGCCCGCACCAGCCAAGGACACGGGGCTGAGCACCCTTGTCGATGAATGGGGTGACGACCAATGATTGGCTATACGCTGTATATGCAGCAGGTCAACAAGTCCGCCGATACCAAGAGGCTCGGTGTGAAGTTGGGACGCCACTGCATCAAGAACAGTTTGTCCGTGGCTGCGCTGGCCAAGGAGTTCGGTGTGAGCCGTCAGACCATCTACAACTGGTTTTCCGGTAAGACTGAACCCACAAAGCAGCACACTCCACGGATCAAAGAAATTCTTGGTTTGTAAAAGTTTGGGGGTGGCTAGTTCGACGGAACGAACGGGGCGTCCGTCAGCCCCTGCCACCCTCCATTTATTTGACGTGCAGATAGGCAATCATGGCGGACATTGATTTGCTACAGAAGGTCGTACCACAAGTTGACGGGTGGTACTGCGTTCTTGGATTGTTTCAAGGCGAGATTCGCTCCCAGAAATTCTTCAAGACGCTCGATGAGGTGCGTGAACGAGCCGATGAGTTGGTGGCGTTCAAACAAGACGCGTTTTTTGCGCTCGGTAAATTTGAGACGAACGAGAACAGGACGGCACGCAACTGCAAGATGTTGCAGTCGTTCTTTCTCGACATCGACTGCGGGCCGACCAAGGCCGCTCCTGATAAGAACGGGCGGGTCAAGGGCTACATTGATCAGCAGGCGGGCATGGCTGCGCTCAAGCAACTATGCGCTGCGCTCAAGCTACCCAAGCCAACCATCGTCAACTCCGGGCGTGGCTGGCATGTCTACTGGCCGCTGACCGAGCCGGTGGAGCGGGAGACGTGGCTCGATGCCGCGCACACGTTCAAGAGCCGGTGTCTGGAGAATGGCTTTCACATCGACCCCGATGTGCCAGCCGATGCTGCCCGTGTGCTTCGCGTACCCGGCACCAAGAACTTCAAGGACGACCCGGCGCATGACGTTGTGGTGATGCACGAAGCTACGGCCATCAGCTTCGATGCCTTCGTGGCCAAGATTGGTCCGCTGGTTCCACGCAAACCCACATTCCAACCCAAGCCGCTGGACGACTTCACGCGGGCCTTGATGGGGAACAAACAATCTCGGTTTAGGACCATCTTGGAGAAGACGGCCAACGGCACGGGCTGTGAGCAACTGCGGTACATCATCCTAAATCAAGACAAGGCCGAGGAGCCGATGTGGCGGGCAGGGCTGTCCATCGCTCAGCACTGTGTGGACCGGGACAAAGCCATCCACATCATCTCCAACAAGCACCCGGACTACACCCCCGCTGCCACGGAAAAGAAAGCCAGCCAGATCAAAGGCCCCTACACCTGCGAAACCTTCGACAACTTCTCGCCCGGCGTGTGCGACACCTGCCCCCATCACGGCAAGATCAAATCGCCAATCGTGCTTGGAAACGAAGTAGCTAGATCAGAGCCCGGAGAGGTAATTGAAGAGGCTAATTTTGCGGAGGCTCAACCCGAGTTTGTAGTACCAAAGCTCCCATATAAGTACTTTAGGGGCAAGAACGGTGGTATCTACAAGACCGTCGCACAAGGGGAGAAAGACGACGAGGGCAATGAGATCGAGGGGGAGTCATCCGTACTGCTGATTTACGAGTACGACCTGTTCATCATCAAGCGTTTGTACGACCCGTCCTACGGCGAGACCGTCTTGATTCGTTTGTCGCTACCCAAGGACAAGGTCAAGGAGTTCTCCCTCACGCTCGTGGACGCCTTGAGCAAAGACGAACTGCGCAAGGCGCTTTCGTTCCGTGGAGTTATTGCGCTGCCCGCGCAAATGAATTTGATCCTGACGTACTTGGTGGCTTGCGCCAAGGAACTTCAGGTTACACAGGAGTTGGAAATGATGCGTTTGCAGTTTGGCTGGGCCGATGCAGACAGCCGCTTTATCTTGGGGGACCGGGAAATTGGCCCTGCCTTCGTGCGGTACAGCCCGCCATCCAAGGCCACCCGCGAAGTTGCCGCTGCGCTGCGCCCCATGGGCACCCTCGATGAGTGGAAACGAATCGTCAATGTGTACAACATGCCGGGGTTTGAGCCCCACGCTTTTGCCGTTTTCTCCGCGTTCGGGGCCCCGCTGCTGAAGTTCCTGGGGGTTAAGGGTGGCATCATCAACCTGATCAACAACCGTTCTGGCACCGGTAAGTCCACGATTTTGCAAGTCATGAACAGCGTCTGGGGGCACCCGGATGAGTTGATGCTTCAGTGGCGTGACACGCTTAACGTCAAGCTGCACCGCATGGCGGTCATGAACAACCTGCCGCTGGGTGTGGATGAGATCACCAAGATGAGCGGGGACGACTTCTCTGATCTGGCCTACAGCGTGACACAGGGGGCTCCACGCCGCCGCATGAAAGCATCCGCCAACGAGGAGCGGGAAGCGCAGGGCTACTGGGCCACCACGATGGTGTGTACATCCAACTCGTCCATGACGGACAAGCTGGAGGCGCTCAAGGCCACGTCCGAGGGCGAGCTTATGCGGCTGATGCAGTACAAGATTGAGCCGACCGGCAACCTTGAGCGGGATGAGGCCAAGCGGATTTTCAGCCGGTTGCACAGCAACTATGGGGTGGCCGCGCAGCCGTACGCTCAGTTCCTCGTGCAGAACCTTGAAGAAGTGATCGAGCAGATGATGAAGGTGCAGCACCGCTTTGACGCGGCGGCGGGCATCGAGAGCCGTGAGCGGTTCTGGTCAGCCATGGTGGCCTCCAACATCTTCGGCGGTATGGTGGCCAAGAAGCTGGGTATCCACGACATCGACTGCAAGCGCGTGTTCGACTGGGTGGTGGAAGAAGTGAAGGTGATGCAGAGTTCTATCAAACTCTCGTTTGAAGACTACGCCACCATCCTCGGTGAGTTCTTGCTGCACCACAACACGAACATTCTAGTGGTGAACAAGCGCAGCACGTCCAAGAACAATGTGGCGGCTGCACCCATTCTCACGCCCAGAGGATCACTGCTGATCCGGTACGAACCTGATACTAAACGCCTATTTATCATCAGGCAAGTACTGAAAGAGTATTGCGTTTCCAAGCAGGTGACGTTCATTGAGATGCTGGCCGCGCTCAACAAAACTGGTGCGTTCATCGGGGAGGCCCGGACCCGGTTGGACGTGGGCACGGAAATCAACGCGCCTCCGGTGGTTGCCCTTGAGTTTGACGCGGACCTACTAGGGATTTCCCCTACGATCTCAACTCAGGGCGATGAGAGTTGATGGGGTAGAGTACGTCATCGACTGGGAGAACTTCACGGTAGGGAGTTCTTTTTTCTTGCCGTGCCTGCGGGACGAAGAAGGGCGGCAACGCATCGAGCAGAAGATGAACCGACTGGGGTTCAAGGTGCTCATCAAGGTCGTCATCGAAGACGGTATCCGAGGCTTGCGGGTCTGGAGAGTGCCCAAGTACAATGAACCCGTTGGCTAATGCAGTTGCCAACTTCTCCTTGGTTGGAAGAATTTCGCCCCGCCGTAACTGGCGGGGCTTTTTTACTCCTCGTCCTCTTCGCTCAGTTTGCTGACGTAGTCATCATTGAGCAGGTAGGCCATCCGTTTGTTCAGGATCAGTCCGTGCTGAGCCTGCGTGGATTTTTGCAACCGCTGTTTTACCGACCGATTTAGTGAGGTCGCGGCAATTGCCATAGCGGGATGCTGCTCGTTAAACTTGAGCATCTTTTCAAGGGCTTTCTGCACGCCCTCGGCATCGCTGCTCATGAATGACGCCCCATACAGATTAAGCAGGTTCTGGCGTTTCTTCAGGATTTCCTGCTCCTGCCCCTTCTTCTGGATGTTGTAGTACTGAATCTCCGCAATCTCAGCCGGGCGGAATCCCAGCGACTGCATGAACAGATCAAACGGCCCGACGTTTTCAACGAGCGGGTCTCCACGCAGACTCTTCACGCCTTCTTCGGCATACCGTGTTGCGATCAACGGCTGCTTGATGAATGCAGGGGCCACCGCCTCCAGGGCTCGGTCAGCGTGACCTTGGTTGTACAGGTCAACAGCGCGGGCGACGTTGACCGTGAGTCCCACCGTGGGACCCAGCAGATCAACCAAGAATTGCCGCCATGCGTCTTCTTCGTCCAGATTCTTCCGGCCATCACGGAACCACATGTTGTCCAGAGACACCCGGCTGTGCAGATCGACACCTGCTGCATTACCTGCGCCACGGGTGAGGAACATCCCCAGGTTGGTCCCGAAGGTGTTGACCGCCCAGTTCATGTACTCCAACTCGAAGTCGAACGGTTCGTCCTCATCGTCCCCGAATCCGTTGACCACAGCGTTGATGATTGACGCGGCGGTTGAGAAGCCCCACAAGCCCGTCGTGCCCGCCAGGATACCGGTCATGCCCATGGTGCCAACGAAGCGAGCAGTTGCTTCCCGCTTCATAAGAGCGTGTCTTTTTAAGAATTGCTCTCGTTCCGCGTCGCTCATAAGTGCCATTTGCGTCTCTGACGGCTTTTTGACCATGTTCACAAAGTTGCGCGTCAAGAAGAACGTCATCTGCTGCGGAAACTGCTTGAACTGCAAGATGACACGAGCAGCGGGATGCTGCATGTAGCGTGGCTTGTTCGCAGTGGAGTAGTCAAACATGGACCGGGTGGTCACATCTTTGGCCTCCGCGATGGCTTCGGAGAACGCCCGCTGCTGGTCAGGGTAGTTGGCGCGTTTCTCCATCGCAGCCCGGAATGCAGACATGGCGATCACTTCGCGGTTGAACCGTTCTGCGTTGTGGAACAGCGCCGCCAGCGCAGTCATAACCCGATTGCGTATGCCGTCGTAGCTCTCTGTTGGTGACGACGCCAAACCAGACTGATCGTAAGTAGCAGTGATGTCGATCAAACCATCAGCAACGAACCGGTTATACGCAGCCTGATCTAAGCGGCTAAGTCCAGCGCGATCAAGCGACGGGAACAGAACCATGTTGTCGCGTATCCGGGGGCCACGTTCCAACCCGAAGCCTGTGCTCAAAATCTGTGCAGCCACGTCTTTCATCTGCCCAAGGCTCTTGAGCGTAGCCGTGGTGTACGACATGTTGGGATTCAACCGTATTTGCTGACCAATCAAGGTCGGCAGACCAATGGTTAATCCACCCAAGATGTTGGTTGCCGCAGAAGCAAACGAGGTCAGGTACCAGATGAAGCCGATGTTCGACAGGGTCGAGACAACGATGCCTGTGTCCTCTGGGTTGAGGATGTACGAGAGACGCTTGTCAAGCTCGCGCACGTAATCCGTAAGCTCGCTGTTCTCGCGCATCACGTCCATATTGGCGCGATCAGACTCGTCTTTGCGGTCTTTCAACTGTATGCGTGCAGCGGTCATCTGCGAGAACATCTCGGGGGAGTACTCGAAACGCGCCTGCTGGTACGCCATGTGGAAAGACGAGTACGAGAAGTTACGCAGGGCATCTTGAGAAAAGCCCTCGACGTTGGACCGATGCACGAACCGATTGCGGAAACTTGTCTCGGGTAGGTTGGTCAGCCACGCCTGATACAACTCGTCCTTGAGGCTCTGCTTCAAAGCGTCCTCTTGAGCCGGTCCAGCCACGCGAATCTGATCGACGGCATTGAAGGCCGACTTGAGGAAGCTGGACTCGCGGGCGTGGAGGTCCATGCCCTTCATGTAGTCATCGCCGTACTGAATGGTTGCTTCCAGATGCGGGACTTCCGACAGCCGCTGCTTGATGTGCGCCTCCCGCTCGTTGGCAGTCTCGAACATGTAGTACTCGCGGCTGTTTCCCTTGCCAATCTGATACCAGAAACGCCCATACCGCATGAGTGGGAAGTACGGCCCTGCGCCGATGCCCTTCTCAAACTCGTTGCGAATCTCATTGATAGTAGTTTCTGAGACCCCCAACTGGCGCATCTGAACCACACGCTGACGCAGAGTGCGTTTGTACTCGGAGAACCGGCGTGCGTAGAAGTCGCGCACATCGCGGTAAATCTGCTTGGCCTCCGGGTTCAACTCCCGCCACATGGTCATCAGATCGGGATCAGCGTTACGCTGTTCGGCTGTGGCCTTGTCCGGGTCGATACGCTGTATGGTGGCACGATGCATCACAGCCCCGACCTTACGAGACATCTCGGGGTCCATGGCTTGCAGGCGCTGCCAGCGTTTGGTGATGTCGCCGGACTCGGTCAAGATGCGGTTCTTACGAGCCGTGTAGTCTTCGACGACGCGGATGAAGTTGTCGAGTTGTGGGATGCGTCCGTCCACAAGGTCTGCAATCTGGCGCAGCGTCAATGCACCCAGCGCCACTGGCCGCAGGTTGGACTTGAGCCCCCGGTAGAACGTGCCCCAGTCATTCTTGACTTCGCTCCACGGGCGTGGCGTCATGTAGTTACGCAGCGACTGGGTGGAGTTCGGACGCCCCACGGGGATGCGTTTCTTACTTTGGGCCAAACCCTTGGCCTGAGACTTGACCTGCAAGTCTGTCATCGGCCCGGTCAGATCGTCTTTACCGGCGGTGCCGCCGAGCATCATCGCGTCTGCGGCAAAGATGGCCTCGTTGAGGATGTTGCTTTCGCGCCCCTGCTTGATGTTAAACAGCTTACGGATTCCATCCGTGAACCAGTTCATCATCGAGAAGGGTGATGCCTTGTACCGAATCGCCCGCAGCAGGGCTTGAAACTCTGGGTTGGTCAGGGCTTCGGACACAAACTCATGCAGGTCTGTGAGTCCGTAGATGTTGCTGCCGCCTACTTCATTCTCAGTCAGAACGCCTTTGGCGTGCTTGTACAACTCGACGAGCTTGTCGTATCCCTGACGACGAACGCCAGACAGCGTATCGGGGCGGTCAAGCAGTCCAAGCGTGGCTGCATGCAGAACCTCGTGCAAGAACGTGTGGTTCGTCATGCCAACTCCGCTACGCATGAAAATCGTATCGGACGTGGGGTCGTACTTACCAATCCAGCCGTACTGTTGGCTGATAAAGTCTGTAGCCGCACCAACCAACTGAATCTGTGCATCAGTCAGAGGTGAAGCAGTGCCACGGCTGGCGTTGTTGAGTTCAGCCAGCGCCTGCTCCAGATCACGGAGTTTGCTGGAGTCCAGCAGGCGCAGCAGTTCAGTGTGACGTTCTTGCGGCAGCGTTGTGGTCACCAACTCACGCAGCGAACCCAAGAAGTTGTCAAACGTCTTGCGAACCTCGGGGGTATCGTTCAGCGGAGCGATGGTGTCCCGGGAGATCAGTTCAGTCTTGGCCGTGATGCCCGCTTCAAGCAAACGCTCTGCCAGCATGGCGTAGTACGGGTTGGACTTACTGTCCGCAAGCAGTTGCAGAGCCTGCTGCGTGTTACCCGCTTCAAGCGCACGACGAATCGCGGGGTGAATCTCGTACAGACCCTGCACACGAGGCAGATTTTTACGAGAGACCTTGGGTTCAGTTACCTCTTCACGCTCTTCCTCGGGCGTAAATTCACCCGCCCGATCACGAGACTTTTTCGGGGCGCGGGGCATGGGCACTTTCGCCGCTGCACGCTGCTTTTCTTTATACGCGTCGAGGCGGGCGTTGTACTCACTGACCGCCTGTTCAAACTCCGCGTTTGCTTGTGCGGTTTCTTTGTGGCCTTGAATCAACTCGTCCAGAAGTGCCACAGTGCCAGGGTCAAGGTTCTGCTCGACCCACGTACGGAAGTCCTGCGCGTATTTGCCGCCCTCACCGTAGAACGTGGAGTTGGCACCGTAGTGTTTGGGGTCCAACTCATACATCGCCAAGTCAAACGCCAAGTCTTGCAGCGCCTGCCCGAACGTCTCACGCGTGCGGTTGTTCAGGTAGTTGGCGGCAGCGCGGGCGGACGCGCTCAGTTTCTCGCCAGCGGTGACCATCTGCCGCAGCATACGGATGGCCGTGCGCAGGCGTGAGTCGGACAGGGTGTACTGCTTGATCCGCGACGCCTGCCCGGGACGGCGTGGCCTGCCCTCTTTGGCGGTGGCGGGCACTTGCGTAACCCGGACATCCTGCTCAATCTCTTCTTTGTAAGGCACCGGAGACTTGGTAACCCGCGAAGGAGTAGACCGCTGCGGTGTGGGGATGCCTTCCCCGGTGGCAGGCAGTTGTTTGAAGTACTCTTGGACTTGCCCGCTGAACTCTTCCATCCCACGACGGGTCGTGAGATTGGGCAAGCCCGCACGCTGGAGCAGGAACGCTTGCCGATCAGGAGAGGCACCACGCAACTGCTGCACAAGTTGCTGAAACGCTTCCATGCCACCGACGCGGTTGGCGAGGTAACGGAGCGCAGCCAGCCCGCCCTCGGTAGTCGTCTCCCCCGGGGCGGCGATGTCGTACTCAAGCAGCGCGGCTTGAGCGGCGTTCTTCGGTGACTGATACTTCTCACGCTCGACGGGAGACTCAGTGGCGGGCTCGATAACGTCAAAGAACCCCTGAATCGCCTGACCTTCTTCCGTTTGAAGCAGGCGTTCAGTGTCAACGGCGGGGGCAACAACCCGCTCCTTCTGCGACACAGCGGGGCGAGTCTCTTCTCGAACTGGCTCTTCAACGATGCCCTCATCAGAGCCGAACTCAGGTTCTGCGGCTGCGCGTTCTTCTTGTTGCACCTCCGCAGCGGCTTGCTTAAGTTCGCTAACCAACTGAGAGCGAGGGCTCGGAGTGGGAGGCAACGCGCCAAAGAGATCACCCTGCATCCCACGGGCCGGGCCTTTAGATTGCACAGCCGCAATCGCTTCTGCGGTGCGCTGCTCTTCCTGCTGCAAATAAAGCTCAGCAACCTTCTTGGGGTTGTCAAACCCTTCTTCGGGAGTCAAGCCAACCTGCGGTGCGTTCGTGCGGCCCCAGATGCCGTTGTTTATGTTGGCCGCTACCCGGTCCCGGAAGCGTTGCAGTTGCTCTTGCAAGTACTGCACGGACTTCTGCGGGTCACCGCGTCCGATGGCAAGAGCGCGGTTAGTCAGGTCGAGTACGTCTTTGCGGCCACCAAACAAGTCGCCGCGCATCCCGCGTGCTTGACCGGTTGGCACTTGACTGGCTGCAATCTGCAAGTCCGTCAGAACCCGAGTCCCATCGAACATCGGATTCTTCAGTTGATCAACCAAGGCTTTGCTGCCGATCAGATCGGCGTTGGCATCAACGATAGAGGCCAAGTCCCTGTTCACCAACAACAGCCTGCGCCCATCGGCTTGCGTGGGGCTGGTAATACTCAGCAGTTCGTTGGCTTCTTGGCGCAGGTCGTTGTACTGCCGTGAGAAGTCTTCGAGGCGAGCTACTGCACCGGACTGAGTTCCTTCTCCAGCGGCGGCTGGTGGTGCGGCAAAAACATCTTTGACTGTTTTTTCGATGCGCGCAAGTTCTGCTTGGTTTGCCTCGTCCAAAATTTCCAACTCTTGAAACTCAGCCCGCAGCTTGGAAAAGTGACGATCAATAGGCAGGCCTCGCTTGGCGTCCATGATCGCCTCGCCAAGAAACCTATTAAGATGTGACGTGCCAAACCCGTTTTGCATAACGAAGTCGGCAGCATCATTGGGCAATACGATTGAGCCATATCCTCCAGCGGGTACTACAGAAAACTTTCCATCCCGGCTGGTCCATAGGCCATTGCGCTTCTTGGCCCCCTCATACGGAGGTTTGTCTGGATTAATAAGAGGATCAAAATCCTCCAAATCTTCTTGTGCTCGTATCAGCGCAGTAGCCTCTACTGCACCGGACTGAGTTCCTTCTCTAGCAGGAGGCTGTCCAACATCCGCTGGAGTAGAAACCATTCCATCTGGTTGAGTTGTAACAGGTCGTCCGGCGGGGGGTCGAGCTCCGGGGACGCCAGCCACTCCAGCGCCCGCTCCACCTGTGAGTTCGAAAGGTTCTGCAACATCTTCTTCCTCCGAGAACGTCCCGCCCAGCAACGACCTCTCATCCAGTTTGATTGGCGGCTGCGGTTTTTCGGCGGCACGACCAAACACAACGTCGGATGCGCCAGTGATGACGCCACCACCAATACCGCCCTTTAGACCGGCATTGACGAAGCGAACAAAATTTTCTGCGGTAAAGAAGTTAGGGTTATTTGCGACGAAGGCTTCTGCCGCTGCGCTGGACATTTCCTGCACAGCCTCAGTGCCGCCCTCAGTGAAGAACCCCTTGCCAAGACCAACCGCACCGCGCTTATACCACGCGCCAATGATCTCTTGAGGAGGGATGCCCGCTGTGCCAACCTTGCGCAGAAGTTGCACCGGCAGAATCGCGTCCAGCACGGAATTGAAACCACCGGCCACAAGGGCAGCGCCGATATCTTCCTTGCCGGTTTCTTGGAGAATATTCTGGTACACCTCAGGGATGTTCTGCGCCGCCGAACCGGTCAACGCACCCACTGCTTGGTACTTGAGCGCCGTACGCTGCGCGGCCTTTACACCCTCGTCCAGCGCCGCTTTACGAATGCCTTGGAGTGTGGCGTCGGTCAAAGCGCCAGAGGCCGTAGCCCGTGCTACTTCCCTCGCTGCCACGCCCTCTGCGGCTTGCATGGCAGCAGTCATGGCCGGGCGGGCCAACAGCGCGGCCGCGCCACCCGTAAACAAGCTGGGGAGTAGAGAGGGGATGGCCTCGCCAACCGCCTCGGTGATGTACGTCACTGCATCGCCAACACCTTTGATGTCGGTGAACGATGGCACTGCGGCAGGGAACCGCTCCTGAATCTCTTTCTGTGAGGCAGCCGCTTCCGCAAGTTGACGGTTGGCGTACTCATCTGCGCCCACCGCCCGACCAAGCATGGCGGGGAGAACGTCCCCAAACAGCACGCCGGTCTGCATGGCGCTGCGTTTAATCGACGGAATAAACCCCGTCTGAGGCGCAGGGCCGGGCGCAGGGCCAAGAGTGGGTTCAAAAAGCGGCGCTTCAGGAGCCGAACCCAGAAACTGATTAAGAAAAAACGCCGCGTCTCGGTCTGTCAGCCCTGGCGGGCCGTCAAACTTATACATACGCCCATCAGGCCCTTTTGCACGGTACTGCGCCATGGTCAATCCTTCTCAGGGTGGCCCAGATTATTCGTCATCATCCGAGTCGTCGGGCGTTACGTTGCTGATGAATCCTTTGTTAAGTTTACCCAATTCGCGCTCTGCGTACAGTTCGTAGAGTTGCGCGGACGACGTAATTCCGCGATCCTTGAACATTTTCTGCATGGCCGGGTTCAATGCGGCGGATTCAAAGTCAGCCTTGGCCAGCCGCTGTGCCCGGTCAAGAGCCCGCTCTCGTGCCGCTCCGTAGTTCTTCATGATCGCGGCGCTGCTCCTAGCCTGTGCAGCGGGGCCTGCGGCTGCAATACGCTGCCGCATAAGTCCTTCTTTGACTTGACTAGAACGCCGCTGCTCATCAAGCTGCTCACGCTGTAGAGCAAGCTGCGCTTGCGACTGCTCAAGTGCGCGAACCTGACCGGCCAAAGCCGCCGCCGTTTGCAAGTCGCCCTTACGCTGCGCAATCTCAAACTGCTTCAAGCTCATCCGCAGCTTCATGTCATTCTGGTCCATCTCCCGAGCCAGCTTGGCGCTTCCAGCCATGGATGCCGAGATGGTGGGTGCCGCTGCGGACGCACTGCCGAGGAACGTAGCACCGGGTTTAGATGCGGCAGCGGCCATTTGAAAACCAAAGTCTGCAAGTGCTGCACCAAACGCCCGTTCTTTTACCTCTTTAGAACCACCCATACTCTTTTCAGCTTCCGCAAGAAGGCTTTTCATCTCCTCCTTACTGGACTGATTAAGCTCGTCGCGCAACTCTTTAAACTTCTCCATGAAAGAGTCGCGGTTTACACCCACTTTGTCCGCCATCTGCTCCACCGCTTGCGTGATGGATGCATTAGTGGCACCGGCGGGTGCGGGTGCGCGGGCGCGAGCTCTGGCTTGAGCCGGTTTGGCGTCCGACCGGGATTTTTTACTGACCCGGCTTGCTGACGCTGCTTCCTCTTCTTCCAGCGGCTGGACGAAAGGGCGTGTAGGAGGTCGTGGTGGTGGTTCAGCAAGTCTAGAAGCAGCGCCCCCGTAGTATTCCGCAATGGATTTACCACCACGGGCTATTCGCCCGGGAGCGTCTAGTAGCCGTTCAAGTAATGAACTTTCTCTTATCGTGGGGGCAACAAAATCAGACCCGCCAAACTCTGGGCTCACACCGCCGTTTGCAAACGCCACGATGCCACCGTTGGCAGCGGTAAACACGCGCTCTTGATCTTCTGCCGGGAGCGAATCAAACGCGCCACCGAGACCTGCGCGGAGCGACGCCCGCTCGGCAAGCTCGTCGTCAATCATCATCAATTGCTGGTTATCGCCCCTGTTGAGCGCAGCCATACGCGATTGCTGCAATTGAGCATCGCTGAGTCTGTCGATGATGTCATCAACACTGTAATCGCTGGTCACACCCCCACCGGCATACTCATCGACCTGACCACCTTCAGCAAACCCCCTGCCAAAACCTGTCATCGCACCCAAGCCAACACCAAGACCGGCCAACTGGCCAAGGACGTTTGGAGGCGGCTGATACAACGTCTGAACACTACCCATCGGGGTGCCGCGCAGGATGTTGGACATGAACTCCAACTGCTGGTACGGGTACTTCTGCTGGTTGAGGAAGTCTTGATAACCCTGGCTCAGGCGTTGCTGCTCCAACCCCTGACGCATCCCGCCGTACTGCATTTGTAGACCCTGCGCCCGACGAGCCTCTTCAGAGCCTTGCTCAAACGCACGCTGAGAACCCATAGCTTGGATGTCGCCCATCTGGCGCATGAGGTTGCGGTTGTCTTCTGCCCGTTGGATGCCTTCACGATACCCGCCAAACGCCCCCGCACCCGTAGCCCTTGCCTGCTGCTGCGCACCAAGAATACCGGCGCTGCGCATGGCTTCGCGCTTTTGAACGTCCACCACGTTCTGCATGTAGGGCGACATGTAGCCCTGAACCTGTTTGCCAAACTCCTCTGGGCTTGAAGCAGTGCGCATGGCCTGCTCTTGCATGGGATCAAACCCGGCAATTCGGTCTTTTGAATATACCTGATACGGGTTTTGGCTGATGTCTGTCAGCGCAGCAGCTTTGCCAAGCGTCTCTTTGGCGTACGGCTTGGCCCACTCTGGGAGGTCTGCAATCTGAGTTTGAGAGGCAGGGGCCGAAGAACCGCCACCACCACCGCCGCCAAGATGCAGAGTAAACCAGTCCGGGTTGAACAACCACTTCCAAATCTTAAACATTTAGATGCTCCTTGCGGTAGTCGTCAAACCGCTCATAAAACACAGCTTTCCAGACCTCTGGAAGAATCTCTTTGGCTTTTTCTGGACCAACACAAACATGTACGGCATAGGCCAAGATGTTGCCAGCAGCGTACCGCAGACTATGCGCAATCTCAATCCCGTGCGGGTCTTTGTTTCGCTCAAAAGTGTTCGCCGTCTCAAACGAAGAAACTACAACCAACCACATCGGCAAGATGTCGTCTTGGATGCTGCGGTAAAACGGGTTGGCAGGAAGATAAACAAGTGCGGTTAGGAAGGCTTGGTTGATGGTGTCATCGGATACATCCTTGTCCCTGTCCACCATGTCATCCCAAGCGTGTGCCAAAAACACAAACGCCCGAAACATGTTCAGGGCGTCTTGGTTCCCTCCGAACCACTCAAGTTTGCCTTCGTTGATGTTCATGCTGGCAGGTATTTGTCGGCGCGGGTGTTTTTGGCGACTCGGCCTTTACCAGTCGTTTGGCCACGAGCTGCTTGTACACGGTTCATCATGGCGTACAGCTTACGCGCACCGGCCTCAGTCGAGCCGTTACCCAGTTCAGAGACGATGCGGGCCGGGATTACAAACTCACCGTCTGCAAGACGAGCAGGGCGCTTGTTGCCAATTGTGGCCGGGATAGAGTCAGACACCCCATCACCAGGGCCGCGCAGCAGCCTGCCGCCGTCAGAGTAGTCGCCAAGGTGAGAGTACCCGCCGCCAGCAAGAGCAGTGATGCCACCTTTGTAGAAACCAATTCCGTCAGTTCCAGTATCTGCGCTCATACCACTGGCGTTTGAAGCGGCATTTGCTCCAGAAACATCAGCGGCTTGAGCAGCGCCCATGGAATCCATGGCACTGGCATTTATAGCGCCAACCTCACCGTGTCCAATTGAGGCATCTGACAAGGCATTGACACTCTGCGCCGTATCAAACGCGCCTATGGCTTCGTCTCCGACTCCCGAGGCCAGAGCGGCGGCGGCAAGGCCAGACAAACCAGGGCCCGCAGCGGCCAAATCACCACCCGCGCCGACAGAATCCATTGTGCGATCAGGATTACCAGCTTTTGTTGGTTTCGGCGGCTCAACCTTTTTGTATGACTGCGTCAGCGGGTCATAGGTGTATTTGTTGTCATCGGTACTGCCGCCCGTACCGCGATCAAGAAGGCCACCCTCGGCGGCCAGACGGGTATATTGAGGCTGGAAATTCATGCGTTCCCCGCGATAGTCCGCAGGGTAAAGAGACTCAGGGTTCTTGACCCGGCCAGGGTTAAACGCAAAAAGCGCTCTCTGTGAGTCTGATTGAGGAGGTGCTGACTCCGACTCTCCTGCCATGAGCATAGGAGCGGCAGCACCTGCGGCATATTTGAGCAGTCCTTTGCCGCCGCCAATACTTTTCATGAAGGCTTCTCTGCCACCAGTTTCTGTTAAACCAGTCAGCCCTTTGGCCGCCGTTGAAAATGGACTCTCTAATGCTGTTTTTGTGGCTTGGGCAGCGACTTCGTTCATGGCGGCCTGTGATGCGCCTTGACCAAGACCAGCAACGGCACCTTGCTGCGCTGCCGCTGTACCCGCACCAAACAAACCGCCCCCAAGTCCAGCACCGCCATATGCGCCAAGACCAGCCATCAGCCCCTTGCCGATGTCGCCTGTCCGAGCCGCTTGGAGCGCACCCACACCAAGGCCGATGGTGGCTGGCATACCCATCCCAAACAATCCTGCACCTGCGGCAGCGCCAAGCCCCCCGGTGGCAAACATCAAGCCACCGCCAATAATCGCCGGGAGAAGACTGTCCAGAAACCCAGCCTCAGGAAGTCCTGTCTCAGGGTTAATACTTAGAGTGCCACCATGGGCTTTGGCAAGTTCTTGGAGACTGCTCAACTCGCCCAGCGACATGTGGACAAGCTGAGTGTCTGGGCCTCGGCCCTTAGAGGCAAGGTGTTTGGCGGCGGCTTCAAGGCTCATATTTGCCTCGCAGAAAAGGGTTTAAACGAGTCTATCATGGAGGGAGCGCAGATACAAATCCAAGTGTGGCTACCACAGATGCCGTGGCCGGTCTGGTTGGCCCTGTTGACGGGCCGTAACATTCAAGGGTTACCTTCTGATCAGTGGTGGACCACCAGATTTCTACGTACTGCCCAGCATTTAACTGCAAAAAATAGTTCCAGCCAATGATGGCGTGACCGTCAATACCGCCATGAGTGCCGACAACAGAAATAAACCCCGTAGAACCAACCACATCAACCCCATTTACACGCAGCCAAACTGAAGCGTCATGTATGGCCGAATCTGAGTTGTTGAACTGCCCCGACCACTGCAAGTTGTAAATGCCAGCCTTTACGGCAGTTATTCTGGTCTCGTTTACGATACTTACGTTGTTTGCGTAGTCCGTAGTGTTGATGTACATGGGCACAGCAGTGGCCGCAGGAGGTGACTGTATTTTGGTTACAGCCACGCCAGTGGAGTGCGCTACGTTTGTTGACCCCCTTGCGCCACGGGTGCAGCCCGTGAATGTTGTAGGCGTTTTGCCAGTGTAGGTGATGACTTCAGATGTGATGCGAAGCTCACCAGCAGTTGGAAATCCTGCGGTGCTGACGACGGTGATTGTGGTGACCGAGTTGTTGATGCCGCCGTTAAGCGTGGTGTACGCCGTATCTTGAAACGCACCGTATGGAAGGCGAATGCCAGAGCCGTCAATTGCACCAGACCCTGTATTTAACTGCGCCAAAATGCCATCGAGTCGGTTGAAGTACAGGCGCAGAACATCCGCGAATTGATCGTGATACCGCTTCTCGTAGTCGTTTGGCGCGTCTGGCAACCTGGGTGCGGCAACCCGATTTAATTCGTAGGTGGAGGTAACGATGAACGTCATTACGTGTTGCCCCTGCGGCCATCGGGTTTGATGTCAATACGCGGAGCGCCAAGCTGCCACTGCACCCCAAGATTGGCAGACTCGACCTTGAACTCCATCTGCCTACCACGAACCCGGATCAGCACCTGCCCGGTAAATTGTTCAACCGGAACCGATGCGCTGCGCACCACAGGAGCGTTGTTTGTGCCGCCGACAGACTCAGGGTTGTTAAAGCCCGAGCCAGAGTTTTGCAGCGGCTTGAGCGTCATGGTCACCTGCGGGTTTGCAGCAGACGAACCCCTGAACGTGATGTCAGGCAACAACCTCCAGATGAACCCAAAAGCATGGCCATCACCAATATCAAACTGCGACGAGGTGATGTAGGCGTTGATCGGGGCCGGGGTGCCAGAGACGTTGTCGTCAACACCAAACTCATGGAAGACCAAATTGTTGGAGTACGTGGCAGCAATCGGATAGTTGTTCAGGCTGGAGTCATTCCAAGCCGTGCGGCCCATCGAGCCATAG